TTAGGGATAGCGGATGGGCGCGATAAAGCCGAGTTCGAGCAGCTGCCTGGAACCCGAGAATCGCGTCGAGCATGCATCGGAAAAGTCGAATTCACCCGTCTCCTGAAGACCCTCCAGCATCTTGCGGTAGACGGCCGCAGCGTCGAAGTACTGCCCGTCGGCGACTGCCTGCTCGATCTTCTCTTTGTAGTCGGAGAAGAACTTGAAATGCAGCAGCACGCCGGAGACGGCGGGGAAATTCCTTTCGCAGGGCAAGGGCTGGTGAATGCTGACGCCCAGGCTGCATTCCTTGTCCCAGAAGATGACAGGATATTTGATGAGTTCGAGCAGATGGGCGAATTTGCGCTTGCGCGGGCCGCCCGTGATGCTGATCGCCCGCTTCGTATAGCTGATCTCGTATCCGGAGCCGTCGAAATGATCGGCGATTTCCCACGGCATGCGGCCGTCGTCGCTGTCGAGCGTGGCAGCCCCGAGCCGTCCGGTCGGATACATGTCGAGCATGGGGGCTGCGAGGCGCTTTTCCCCTCTGCTCTCCAATGCCTGCAGAAGCGCACCGAGCGGCCGGTTCTCGCAGTCCTCGTAAATCAGGAACTCGTCGGAATCGACATTGAGATACCACCGGTCCCAGCCATAGCGCTCGAAGAGAGCCTCGCGCCATTCACGCCCCCTGCGGGCATCGCGATACCGCACCGGCGAACTCCAAAGGTCCACATCGGCCTGCGCAAGCAGATAGTCCCGCGTCCCGTCCGACGATACGTCGTCGACGCAGATGAAGCGGGTAACGCCGAGCCCTCTGTAGTGCGCCAGAAACGACGGCATCAACTTGCGATCGTTATGCGTATTGAACACGACGGGAATGTCGCCTTTGCCGAGAGGCCTCTGGCCGCCCTCGGTCAGGCATGACATTTCGATCGGTCGCCTCCGCTTGCGAACACGCGCCGTGAGCTTGTAGGTCTCGTACCGGGTAAGCACGCGATCGAATATCCCTCTCCGATCCCGCTCATTCTCAGCTTGGCGAGAAGGATAGTGAAGATCTTTCAAGGTTCGCTCCGATCGGCCGCTGCAGGAGGATGCGTTTATCGGCATCGCCACGGGAATTCAACTCCGCCGCAACTCGAGGCGCTTGCCGCCGCAAGACTTCGGGCCAATGCGCTAGAACGCAAACGGATACCGCGGTCGCAGGCTCCGGGTCCCCAACTTGACGAAGTTCTTGAGTTTTCCCGGAATATGTTCGCGCCGGTCATAGGCCTCCAGGAGGTTCGCAGATCTGCGATCCTCGTGGAAGCGGGCGATCCACTCTTCCGTCAGATCGTCGCGCTGGACTGCCATTGATGTCTGCAGCTGCGCCGGTAGCGGCACCTGCAAGTGCTCCGCCAAGTGGCTGACGAATGGAATCGGATCGGCGGCGAGCTCCTCGTAGACGAATTCGGCAAATTCAACGCCGGTGAGTTCCAGATAGCTTTGCCAAAAGGCATAGCTGTCGCGAATGTAGAAAAAGCATCGGGCGATCTGCTCGAAGTCGTATTGGGGATTGGCCCTTCCCTCGACGTGAGCGGCAAAACTACGTGTTTGCCTCGCCCGCGCATAGGATATCGCCTGCCTCAGCGTATCCCTGCGCCGCAGGAATACGAGCGCAACGTCATGCATGGCGAGGCAATGCTGAATGAAATCCCTTCCATAGACCTCATGCGTCACGAAAAGCTGGTTCGGGAATATCTTCGAGCCGAAGACGCCGTTCGGCGTAGAGCACTTCCTGAGGAGTTCCTGAAAGAATGCGTCCCATGACAAGGCGCCGGTATCCAGCCGATGGATCTTGGGCGAGAGCCACTCGCTCGAGCGCCCCATATTACCGGCGCCATTGACGAGCGAACCCAGCCAGTTCGACCCGCTTCTCGCCTCCGTCAGGAGCAGATAACCTCGCATGAACTCTCCGTCCGAACTCGCTTCGAAGTCCCAGCCAGGCGGTCGTTAGAGATGAATATTGGCTTTTTTAGCACAAGCTGATGATCCGACGGTTCGAGACCATCCGAGAAAGCCGCCTTAGATTGGCTTGACAAATTCATTGGACGAATACACATGCGTGTGTATTGTCGTATCAGATGAAGAGCGGCGACATTATTGCAGCATTGCAGAAGGACGGATGGTACGAGGTTGCGACCAAGGGCAGCCACGTTCAATTCAAACATCCGAAAAAGCACGGCCGGGTTACCGTTCCTCACCCGAAGAGGGATCTACCAATCGGTACCCTCAGGAGCATTGAAAAGCAGTCCGGTTTGAAATTGAGGTAAGGCCATGCGCAACTATATCGGATTGATCCACAAGGACGCCGAGAGCGATTACGGCGTTTCCTTTCCTGATTTTTCCGGCGTCGTGACCGCCGGTGCCGACCTCGACGACGCGCGCGCTATGGCAGAGGAAGCCTTGGCCTTGCATATTGAAGGGCTGGTAGAGGACGGCGAGGCCATCCCGGAGCCCTCCTCCCTTGAGGTTGTCATGTCCGACGCCGAGAACAGGGATTGCGTCGCTATTCTCGTCGCGGTGAAAACCGAGGCAAAAAGAGCCATTCGAGTGAACGTTACGCTTCCCGAAGGTGTCCTGAAGCAGATAGATGCCTTCGCCGAAGCCCACGGCCTTACGCGGTCTGGATTTCTTGCTCGTGCTGCAACGCACGAGATCGAACGGGCAAATGACGGCCACGACGCCTATGCGGAATCCCGCTTGTCGGCTTTGGGCACTTCCAGCAAAAATGTGTAACGCTTTTCCATGCGGAAGCGCGTACTTTCAAAAGCTTGGAACGAGTGTCCATGCCTTAAGCAAGGCATTGGTATCCGGCAAGCAATGAACGGATCTTTGAGAAGAAGAGAAGAATGGTGGGTGATCACGGGCTCGAACCGTGGACCCGCTGATTAAGAGTAATCTATTTGTCTCTGAACAGCCTACAAATCAAGTAAAGCGGTTTCCAATGCCGTGCGATAACTACACCTGAAAACGCGGAACGTTTCGTGAATTGGAAACCGCAAGTTAGGTGTTCTTGGACTGATCTACAATAGGAATTTTGAACACTGCCGCCTCGCGGCCTGATTCATTCCTGCGGATGTTGGGTATGTCTAGAAAGTAGAGCCCGCTCCTGAGCGGGCTCTCTTCTAAAATAATGTTTTAATGAACGACTTTAATATAATACCCTAAAAAGGTACTGGTACGCCGCGAGCATCGCTGAGTCCAATCACGTAAAATATCGCAGCAATCAAACCGGGACACGAAATCCCAGAATATCGGTCTGGATACCTGTGGGCGGTCACCACATTGGTCGTGCTTTATCTGCTAACGACCTCGGTCGGTACTATTTAAAATTGCAACTTGCGACAGTAAATCGGCGCCGGCCATTAAAACGTAGGGTAGTTTTTGATCCGCTAGCCTGATAGCTACATGACGTTCGTGAGCGTGACTGAAAGGAATGTCAGGCTGAGCGAACTACCGATGCAGCAGACGACCACGCCGCACCCTTCTGGACGACCTGACGCCGGCTCGGCAGAGCGGGTTCGCCTACCCAATCCAACAACGCGCAACAGTGGAGATCGTCATGACCGAAAACACTAAGACTCCTCCAGCTAAGAAGACAATTGAAGACCCTCCGGAATACGGCGCTGCCGCCGGCGAAAGCATTTCCTGGACTGGTAGGGGAAAGCCTCCCGAGCAGCTTAGTGGGGAAACCGAAGCCGGTTATCAACAAAACGGGCAGCAAGCCGTAGCGCCCACCGGAGCCGGTGATCAGGCGAAGAAGACGGCAGGTACAAAGGATTGGTTGGGCGGGCCGCAAAACGGAGCCGAAGCCCCTCCCTCCAAGGAGAGCGGTGATTGGTTGGGTGGTCCGCAAAACGGAGCCGAAACGCCTGCTTCCAACGATGATCGTGGCCGTGTCCCCGCAGCCGACGTAAAGAAAGCTCCAAAGGGTTCTCTTTCGGGCGGGGTGGATGAGCAGGAAGGCGGCGGTCCAGACGTCAGTGCAAGAAACCCCCAAACGGGCGAGTAGCAGCCGACAATGCTGCGACTTCGCCGCCCTACGCCAGCATGAGTGCGAGCGCGGTACTGATCGAGTATTCCCACGGTAACTGGGAGTGAAGCGGACACGGCACGATTTCGTGCGGAGTTACGCCTATTCCTCGATACCTTTGGAGAGCTGGAACACTGCCGCCTCGTCCTCTCTCGACCTTATCCCTTTGAACGACGCATGCCGCAGCTTTCCATCGTCGGTCCAGGCGCGATACTCGACCTCGGCGACGAGAACCGGATCAACGAACACGGCGGCTTTCCTCCTCAGGGCTACGGCCGGCGATTTCGTCGCCATTTCCTCGAGCAGATTGCGCAGCTCGCGCGACAGTTCGTTTGACCACCCCGTCCCGCAGCCGCCGACATAGACGAGCTCTCCCGCCTCCCGCGCGGCAAGCAGAAGCCGGCCGAGATGACCGGGAACGGTCGACGGCTCGAAACCGACGATCACGAAGCTATCCCGCCGCTTGCAGGTGATCTTCTGCCACCACTCGCCGCGGCCTGACCGATACGGCTTCTCGACATGCTTGGCGATGATGCCTTCGAGGCCGTGCTCGCAGGCAACGCGGAAGAACTCGTCGCCATCGGCCTGAGCCTCTTCCGATAGCCGGATGGCACCGGCACGGCCGGCGACTATCGGTGCGAGCAGCCACCGGCGTTCGCGAAGCGGCAGTCGGCGCAGGTCCCAACCATCAACATAGAGAAGGTCGAAAGCAAAGAAGATGATTTCGCGTGGATCATGCAAGCTAGGTCGCTTACCGAGCGCGCGCTGAAGCATGCCGAAATCCGACCGCCCCTCGTCGTCAAGCACCACTGCCTCACCGTCGAGGATCAAGGTTTCGTAACCGAGCTGACGCGCCTCGGCCGCGATAGAGGGAAACCGGGACGTCCAGTCGTACCCACCGCGTGTGATTACCCGTACCCTGTCCGGCTCGACGTGAACGGCAAGCCGATATCCATCCCATTTGACCTCGAAGGCCCAATCCGGCCCTTTTGGCGGCTTGTCGACTAGCATCGCCAGACATGGATCAACCCGCTCCGGCATCGGGTCCGGCGATGAGGTGGCCACGCGGTGTTTTCGACGATGCTCTGGCCATTAGCCCATTAACGCACAGGCCCGCGAAAAGCCGAATTGACTCTTTCGGCCGAGAGAACATAGTAAGAACAAACGCAATAGACGGGTATCAAAATGAGCGACGAAGCCGGATCGAGTGCCCGCAAGGACACGATGATGTACGAGCACTGGTGCGAGCATGCTGGCTGCAAGAAGTGGGGCAGCCTCGGCTTTGCCCTCGGGAAAGAGGAGCCGCGGTGGTTTTGCGCGGAGCATCAGCCCGAATGGTTGAAGCATGCCTAGAGGCGGAGCATGGTGGCTCTCGGAGCTGCTGGCCTGGACGAAGATCCGAATCAAATGCGAGTGTGGGGTAAAGAGGCAATACCACGCTCAGCAGCTCTCCGATCGGGTCGGCGACCGGAGCATGCCGGAGTTGCTCTCCGAATTCTCCAAGGCGCTCGGCTGCCCGAAGAGCGGCAATCTATATCGCGACCGCTGCAAGCTCACATATGACATGCCATCGGGAGAGCCGCCTGTCTCTCGAAGGAGCCGGCTGGTGATGCGGCCCCAGCCGGCGCCCCTGAAGAGATTACTTTCGCGAACCTTCCCGAATGGTGCGACGTCCTGTGCAAGTGCCGGAGCTGCGGCCGCATCGATCGACTAAATCGGCGCGCTCTGGCCGCGCGCTTCGGCAAAAGACAAAGCATCCTTCAGTTGGCGCCGAGAATGCGATGTAAGAGGTGCGAGAACCGAGACGGCAACACGATCTTCATAGGAAAGCCCAGGCAATAAGCCATCGTGCAGGCGTTACTTCCGCTGAAGATAGTCCATGACCTTCTTTCGGTCCGGCCCCGCCTCGCGGATCGCCTCTAGCGCTTTTTGCAGAGTCACCTTCGCCTCTTTCATCAAGTAGGCGACCTCGTGTTCCTGTTCGGACACCAGCTCGCTGTCGCGGCCTTTCTTCTTTGGATTGTCTGCCATGTGGTTCCTCCATGATGAACCATGAAGGATAGGACCCGACCGGCCGCTGGCAAGGCGGGAACCTCATGCCCGGTGACGTGTTCACCTGCCGAGGGAGTCTACAAAGAGAATTATGATATGCACTCGCTCGATCTGGCCGGTATCTTAATACTACTTATTGTCATTGCACTGTTCGCCTTTGCATGGGTCGCACTTTGAGACGCAGCCCTTACTTCGCAAGCGCCAGCTGGCTTAGTTTTCTTTGGAACCATGCGCTAGGCCCGCGGTTAGAGGGCACCGCTGACTAAGGCGGGCTGCTGATGAAAGATTAACGTGACGTTCTCCAGAACTGCTAGGCAGCGCCTTTCTAGCTTCGGGGTGCTGCCGTTTTTTTCTAATTTGACTTCTTCATTTAGTTTTCGGGAACCAACCACGGTGAGTTTGGCTGACACAAACAGAGCTGCAGGGGAGGAGGACCGCTGCAGCTCCGATCGCGACGTGGTCATTTATGTAGATGGGCTCATTGCCCTGTTCCATCCAAGGGAACCGCTTCGAACGTCGCTTGCCCATATTTTACTCTCACCGGAAGCGGAATCAAAGGGAAAGCGGGGGCTTTATAGGACTTTAGTCTGGTTCATCAATGACAAACGTCTTAGACGCACCGCCGCGCGAAACTTTTCAACCATGTCGAGAGTTACCACGTCCGAGCGTCGGCCTCGTCGAGCTCCAAGTGAGTGGCGCCTCAGGGCTGCATAGTTCGTCCCTTCTGGGCAGCCCTGAGGCAGCACCGCCACAGCGCATGGGAATTGGTCGATGCAAGACAGAGACGAATACGGCCTACCGGGGCAAAATGCATCACTCGACGGGACCACTCGATCAGACACACCAAAGATAGCGGTTGCGGAGCGGCGGAAGCTGGTGGGCGTTCACCGCGAACCCGACCCAAGACGCCTGAAGGGGCTGGAATATCTCGGCAGAAGGTTGTTGTCACATCGTTGAAAGTGCCAATTCACCTCAAGCAACCGCTCGCAACGTCATCAGCGCTTCTTCAAGTCGGGAAATGGATCTCGCCCCAACGCCTTGGCAATCTTCCGCCAGTCATGTCCGCCCATCCCGGGTATTCGCAGCAATTCGGCACTCGGCAGGTGTTGCAGATCTCCGACCACCTCATACCCGATCTGGTTTAGCTCGCGGAGAAGCCAAGGCCGGAGTTTCAAGTCTGCAAGTTTCGTGTCCATGCGGGGCATCAGATCAGGGCAACTCGCATCGCGCAACTGACTTGTTGAGAGCGAGAGTCACCGCGAAGCGGGATCAGGAACGATCTAGCACCTCCGATAGCCATTTCACTTGACCGATTGCGTCCTGCAATGCGTGCTCCCTCGTGGCATAAATCCCGTAGCCGTAATGGGATTCAGCGTCCCAATCTTCTGTGAAGCCGTACTCAGGATTCGGAGGCAAATAGACCTCGTGACGCCAAGTGTAGAGGCCGTCATGCCGGGCTGCGATGACGATTCTGCTGAGCCCGTCGGTCGATGTGATAATTTCCGTGCTGGCGTTGCGAGGGGGAGGCATCTTGCTGCTTTCCAAGTTCAATGCAGCCGTTTTCACACGACGGATCGTACCAGGCAAGGGTTACCCTCATCCAGCAAGTGGCGAGCCACTTTTGTTTGTCACCGCCGCAGATGGGCGCCGTCGCGCTGGCTGGCCTCGATCCGCTGCAGGATCTCCCGCATCAAACGGGTACCTCATCGCGCGCCGAGACGGTCGCCAGGCGAAGGAAGCCCTTGGAGACGACTGGCAAGGTTGGTGGCCGGATGACGATCATGGCGGTGGAGACGACAGCCCCCCTCCTCAGCAGCCGCTACCCGAACCGGCCTGAAATTTGCCAATCTCAAAAACGAGCATTGTTCCGGAACATTCCAGCCAACACGGCGTTTGAGAGGCGTTCCTCATTTCAGGAGGTTGTTTTCTCCCTCTGAATTTCGACTGGCGGACAATCGCATGTGTCGGACAACTGCAGCGCTCCTGATCGCATCTGCCGGAGCGCTGTTTTTTTTAGCAGATCAGAAGCTTCGGAGGGACCGCGGCAAAACCCCAAAGAAGAAAAACTTGGAACTATCGGTGGGCCAAGGAGTTCGTTAGCAGTCGCTGTTTCATGGAGCGGCTACTTCAGCGAGGTCGACTTTATCCCCTTCGCAATTCGCCAAGTCGACCCACCAGGCAGCGCCTCTCGTTCCCCTTCATCGAGGCGCTGCCACTCACCGCCGCAGCTGAGCGCCGTCGCGCTGGCTGGCCTCGATCCGCTGCAGGATCTCGCGCATCACCCGCGTATCGATCGACAGGCTGTTAAGCGTATTCTCGACGGCCTTCATTGACGTCGCCGCTTCGGCCGCCTGCTTCTCCACTGCCGATATTCGTAGTTCGTGCTTGTCGAGCTGCCGGAGGGAGACTTCGGCCGCTGTCAGACGCTTGTCGAGGCGATCGATGGAATTCGCCTGTGAATCCTGATTGGCGTTCACCCTCTCCCAGGTCGCGCCCCACGCTATGAGGCCGCCGGCAAAGCCGAACAGGATCACCAGGGTGTTGAGGTTATATTCAAACCTCCATTTCGGAGTTGCGACCATCTTTTCGGTTTCCTGTGTTTCAGCCAATGCCCTGCCCCTCGTATGCAAATGCTGGATGGTTTACTGCTGCGCCGCGTCGTGTCGGGCGCACTCGCTCTGGGTCCAGGCGCGGGCGCCGCATAGGCCCGCGACTGTTTCGTCGATCTTGTCCTGATCGGTCGGCGTAGCGCCTCGAGCGCCAATCAGGGACGTGCCGACAACCGCCCGAGCCGCGTGGTTGAGGCGGTCTTTCGACGCACTGACCTGTTGCGTTGACGTACATCCGGCCGCGCTCAAGGCACAGGCGGCGGTTAAAGCGAGCGCGATCAGCTTCATCTCGCAGTTCTCCGATTGCTTTGTTGGTTGCGGAATCCAGTTCGGCGCGCTCCAGCTTCCGGCCCTCTTCCCGCGCTCCGGGGATGATCCAGAGCGCGTTGACCGTCTGCATGCCGATAAAGACGAGGATGCCGCCGGCAACAGCGCCAGCGGCCAGAGAGAGGCGACTGAACATCAGGCCATCCCCTCGACCTGTTTCGCGACGGCCTTCCGATCGGCATTCTTGCGCCAGTAGAGGAAGCCGGCGATGCCCCCGAATGCGACGAGGATCAGGAGGAGGTTTTGCCACGGTATGCCGCCGATCGCGGTAAGCAACGAAGCGCCGCCGCCGATGACAGACGGCGTAATCACCTCTTTCGACTTCCACCACGGCGCATCAAGGCTCGGCGGCGTGACGGGAACCGGCACCGGCTTCTCCTCGGTCACCGGCGCGGCTTTGACCTCCGGCCGTGCCGCTTCGCCCGGGGTGAGCGCCACGAGCGCCTTGTGCATCGCAGCCCGCGTTTTCGGGCCGACGTCGCCGTCCACCTGCAGGCGCTGGTCAGCCTGGAACTGAAGGACGTTGTCGGCACGGTAACCGAGGAGAACGAGCGAGATCCGCGCAAGTCGGTCGAACCGGTTGGCCAAGCCGTTCTTACCGCCGTTGATCTTCTTCGTGATGGTCTCGGCGTCGCCCTCGTCGGCCCAGCGGTTCAGATCCCGCGTGTCCCAGTAGAACAGAGGCACCAGGCCTTCCCAAGGATCGGTGTTCACCGCATCAGGTTCCTTGACGAAGTCCGGGCAATTGAGCCCGGCCGCTCGGCACCAGTCGCGGAACTGGCGATAGTTGTCCTTGCCGGTGAGTTGCATGCCGGTACGCCCACGGTAACGATACCCGTCGCCATCCTTCTCCGGCGTGTTGCCGAGATCGGTTCGGGCGTCGTAGCGCTGCTGTGCCGGCGTCGGGCCCCAGAGCTCCCGGTCGTAGCGGAAGTCGCCACTTTCGTGCATGAGCTGGGCGAAGTACTGGGCGAGCCGGTGCGGCCGATCCATGCCGAAACGCTCCCCGTATCTATCCAGCGCCACGATCACGGACGCGACGTTGCTCTCGTTCACCCTGCCCTTTGCGGCAGCGCGAACGTGCTGAGCGGTGATGGCGCTCATCGATTTCTCCTGATTGTCGTTGGGGAAGCTTGGCGGCTAGCCACACACACTGGTGCATGGCGGCCCGCAGTGTTCGGGTTTAGACTGACGTTGGTCGCTTTGCCCCCCCTCGCAGGCGGCCGGGAGGCTCGTCACTGGCCCGCAGCCCTTGACGGGCCTCGCCATTGATCCACATCAGTGGAAATAGGAATTGAACATGGACGATAGCAAAGCGAAAAGCGCCGGCTCAATCGAGCCGGCTTCTGACCTCTCAGAAATCGCGTCACAGTGCGCCGCTTCGAACCTTCTGGACTTTGCGGCACAGCTTGCCGGCCTCGCCGAGGACCTCAAAGCCCTAGCAGCAAGACCGATCGAGCATATCCCGACATCAGCCGAGCCGGACCCCTTTTAGCTATTCGATTTCTTGAGATTGCTCAATCCCAGTGCCGGTCAACTTGGTGGAACTATTCCCTCGAAGCACCCGTTAAGACGAATTAGCTCTCAAACGAAAGCGAACACCGCCATGAATGCGCAGAAGGCAGGAATGGCCCGGTTGTTTTTGGCGGCACCAGATCTGCGTGCTAGCGCGTGGATGATGAACAGCTCCGTATTTCTGAAGCTCTGCGTGGCTTACGAGCATGCGTGTCTGCGCCGCGACGGCCTTCGATGCGCCGCCGACAAAGACGACGAGGCCCTGATTGGATGCGAAGCTGAGTGCAGAAGCCTAGAAGCTGCCGCCATCACTTACATTCGGACACAGCGGCAATTCTCCGGCGTTCGTTGAAAGTGACGTCCTCAGGACACCAGCGCCACGACAAGCGCCGCTACGAAAGCGGCTGCGGCGAAAGCTGCAGTCCATTCTATTATCTTGACGCGCTCATCAGGACGCATCGCACTCCTCCTTCGGTGCGCCCCCTGGAAACGAAACGTTCCGCAACAAAGATGGTTGCCCTCATCCCCGAACATGAGTTCGAGGGCGACTGGAAGAGTTTCCCGAGCCATAATGGTCTCCTGGTTAGTGCTTGTGATAAACGCAGATGAGCTGGATCGCCCGGCGTTGACGCTGCGAAGAGGGCCTGCCCATGGAAAATAATGAAATTGACGCGGGGCACCCGGACGAATCCGATTTGCTCAATGCCCAATTGACCTCAGGAATACCGCTGATCAGGGCAGGTAGAGCGCGCCTCAGGCTCGCCCTGCCCGATTATCGCGACGAAATCCCCAGCACCCACAGGCTGGCCTTTCAGAGTCTCTGCAAAGTCTATGAGGTCACGGCTTTGATGGTCGACGAGCTCCGTAAGGAGGTCCCATGCCGTGAGGAGTTGCTGGCGGAATATGAAGAGATGTGCCGCAGGATTGAAGACGATGCGGTCGCGATGCTGGAGGGAGAGACTAGCGATCGGTGGTACTAGGGAGCTCATTGGGATTGTCTATCCTACGGGCAATAAAACCCCGCCGAAGCGGGGTGCTAGTTCAGCAGAGGGGTTCTAGAGCGCCGGCCACTCAAATGCCGGCAGCTCGGCCATGAAGTCTTCAACACTGGGCTGCGGCCGGTCACCGGCGAGGACCTTCACCAGTTCGGCCGTGGAATAGGTCCACACTGCCGATCGCCAGGCGAAGAGGGCTTCTCCCTCGGCCGCGAACTGCGGGTTCGGATCGCCGCGATAGGTGATGGCGGTCTGGATGCCGTCATATTGCCGCTCACGCGCCTTGGCATCGAGATGCGCCTGGATGGCGGCGGAGTATTGCGCCTGGAGCGCGGCGCGCATTTCCGCCGCCTTCTGCTCGGCCGTGACAACTTTCGATAGGTCAACCGTCCACATTGGCAGGCTCCTCTTCAGCAGGATCAGGGATCGACGGTGCCAGATCGGCCGGCAATGCAATCACCCCGTCGGGCGGGTCGATGAGCGGCGCCGGGAAGGCGACTGCCTGCGACGGGTTCGGGCCGTGCGGCAGGATGAGCGTCAGGTGAAGCTCGCCGGCGATCCGTTCGACGGGGCCGACAAGCCATTCACAAGGAACCTCGCCGGCCGGTATCGTCGCACCGTCCGGCAGCGCTGAGAAGTCGAATGCCACACCGTCTATAGTGAGGGCGTCACCAGCCTTTGTGACCTCCAGGACGTCATCGCGGCGCTGGGGAGAGAGATCAATTATCATCAGAACCACCTTCCGAAAGCTGACCATTCATAGGGAACATCGTTTGCGGTTGAGCCTGATACGCCCATCCTGACGGCGGCATTGGCGCCGTTCTTGGAGTAGGCACCAAGGACTGTGAAGCCGCGGAAGGTCGGGAGGACAGACACCGAGTAGTTTGTATTCGAGAACGTCGCCGGGAAGCTGATTAGCGCGTTGCCGGTGACCGAGGCTCCAGAGGTAGATCCGAAGTGATTGTTGAGGGCAGTCGAGACGTTGATGGTTCCAGTTCCCCAACAGATCTGTGTACCGTCAGCAAAACGCACGTACTCGCCGTTGGCGTTGCTGCCCCGCTCAATGATTGCGCCAGCCGGAAAACCTGCCGAGTTTGAGGCAGTGCCTACAACCGGAAGCTCCACGATCGTCCAGTCCGTCCAGCTTGTGCCGCCGTTGATGGTGTTCCTCCTGAAGACCTGGTTGTTGTCCCGGTAGAAATACTGAAAGACGGCGTTGGAGCTCGCTGGAGCACGACCAGCGTTCCGGTCGTGGCTGTCGAGGCGGCGCCGGCGTAGGTGTTGGCCCAGTTTCCCGCAAGCGTATAAACCCCAGCAATGGTTATAGTGTTGAGATCGCCATCGACCAAGCCGACATCGCTGTTAGCAGGTGACCGAACGGAGCCGCCCCACACCGGCCCGAGCTTCAGAAGGGCGTCGAGCACGTTCGTCGACGAAAGCAGGTCGCGCCCCTTCGCCTTGATGTCCGCAAGCGCGCCAGAGTTGGGGCCAGTGAAATAGGCAAGCTTGTCAGCAGCCGGCGTAAGGCCGGCCAAAACCGACAGCACCGCATTGTCGAGCCGCTGGATATAGGTCGAGAGCGCCTGAGCGTTGACGGTCTGCTGCTGCAGATATGCAGTGTCACGAATGATCCAGTATCCCTGCCCGGCCGCCGTCGTGCCCCGCCATGGCTTGGCCAGCGTCAATTGCGTATTGCTGTCGACGGAGAGGATCGGGACCGGGTTGCCGTTGCTGCTGTCGAGCCCGAAGAGCCCGCCGGCAATCAACGCCGTGGCCCAGGCGGTCCCGGAACCGGTCACCACGGCGCTGCCGGCGGTCACGGATACCGTGCCCGTTACATAGGGTATCGTCATGTCAGGAGTTCCTAAGCTGGGATGCCGAGAATGTAGTAGCGGATGCCGAGCACGTTATCGGCGCCGTCCGTGCGCCACGTGCCGGGGTCGTCTGCATCGTTGTAGTAATCGCCGGGCTGGCCGCGATTGGTGACAAACGTTGCGCTTGTCTGTGTGAGCCGGCAATGCGAGCTATCACCGCACTCAAAATTGCTGTTGCTCGAATAGACGCGTTGGCGTACCGACGGGAGCTTGATAGCTTCTTGCCAACTCCCAAAATTCTGTTCTGAGCCGCCACCGTGCTTGGTCATATATTTGACCATCGGAAACATTCCGGCCGCGTCGAAATTGATCACCGTTTCGAGCGGGCTTCCTACCGCTACATTGAAATAGCCTTCCGCGATGATCTGAACGCACGGCCACCGGGTATCTATGACGATATCGGCCCATGACGGCGGGTTGGCTGATCCTGGACGCAAGAACTGCACGACGTCCTGACCGCCCTCAGTGAACTCCCGAAGCACGCGGTTGCTGCCGCTTGTCGGACTATCCCCCGCATCGAGGTAGAGCATAAATCGGGCTCGCATTGCTCCGGACGCGTTGAAATAGATACGTGAACCGCTGAACCAATAGTCCGCCCCTACACCGTCGCCCAAGTTCGGCGTCCACGGATAGTAGATTGTTGACCCCGTGTAGAAGTGAACGTCGAGAGCGATGGTGTTAGGCAAGGTGATGCCCGTTTCATAGAACGACTCTCCCGCAGGGATCGCGATGTCTGCAGCCGCGATAACCTTGACTGGAACGCGTCGGCTGTCGAAGGCGACTTGCCACTCGGTCGCAGTTTCTGCGTTGTAGCCCGGCTTAGCGATCACCATTTTGTCCGAACGGATGATGATGTTCTTTGCGCCGTTCGGTGCCAATGCGGGAGCCTCGAGTGAAGGATCCTCATTGCCGGGGAGGTTCCACACAATCAGCCGTTTGTCTCTCGACTGAAAACGGTTGTAGGCGTCGTCGAGTGTGGACGTTGTGATGTGAGCAAACGTCCCGTAGGGAAACGATCCATACTGGCTGACGACGCCGCTGAAGTTCTTCACCCAAGGCTCTTGGGCCCAGTTTCCGATGAAGAAATAGCCGCCCTGGTCATTGTAGTATTTGCCGGAATAGCGGCGCTGGATGCGCTGTTGATTGAACCGTCCCGTGTTCGTCCGCGTGGCTTTCACGTCGAATAGCGGCATATTGTATTTCATCTTCGGGAACGCGGAGTTCCTGAAGAACCACCACGCCTCCCCTCCGCCTTGACCAAGCGCTTTTTGATAGTTGCTTGAATTCGAGCCCGCGGGGAAATACTGGTATGTACTCCCACTGAAGCCCGAATTGATAACTTCGATGTGCGCGATCGAAGCGTTCAGAGCGTATTTTGAGTTGTAGAGGAACTTCGACCGCTGGCTATCCGGCGTGGTGCGCGGGTCGTCAGCATCATTTTTCATGATTTTGACGCACCCTGCACCCGTACTGTCGCGGCCTATCATTGTCCGGGTCATCAGCTAAAGATCTCGATTGTGCCGTTGTTGAGATCGATCTTCATTTTGCCGTTCAGCGACTGAAGGAGACCGGCATTGACCGTGCCGATGTTGGCAATTGCCAGCTTCAGCTCGCCGTTTTCGAAGACGAGCGGATAGTGGCGGTTGTTGCCTGACGTTACGAGGAACTGATCCGCCTGCACCGCCATGCGCGATTTCTGAACGCCTCCTTCGGTGTAAAGCTCGACATAGAAGCCCGACACCTTGAAGCTCTGGCTGGTCCCCGCTCGCAACAGCACCGAGAAACGGGCATCGACGCCGGCCGGCGCCGCGACCGCTTCGAACTTCACCAGGCCCTGCGCGAACCTCCCGTTGAAATCAGCGCTCACCCCATTGATGCTGGTCGCGTTCGCGCTATCGCCATTGGCGCGGGCGGTCTCCTCCTGGATCAGCCGCGCCAGGTTGCCGTCGACCTCCGCATCGAGGCTTGTGATGCTGCTGGAGAGTGCACTATCGGCGTCTGCCCGGGCGGTCGCTTCCGCCTGAATTGCCGCCGCATTGCTGCCGGTTTCTGCCGTGAGCTGCGTGATCTGGCTGCTCAACGCCGAATCTGCCGTCGCCCGCACGGTCTCCTCCGTAATCAACCGCGCGTTCGTGCCGCCGAGGCTCGCCTGCAGATATTTCAGCAGCTGCGCCGTCGCCTCGTTCTCGGAGACGCGCACCCGGCGCTCCTCGGTGATTTGCGCCAACGCGTCACCTATCGAGGCAACGATCTGCTGACGTTCAATCTGTCCGACAGCACCTTCGAGGGAGAACGCGTCCAGCAGCTCGACGAGGCGCGGACGGAAGAATTCGTCCATCTCCTGCTGCAGTTCCTTGAAGCGGTTCAGCGCATCGTCCTGCAGCTGCTGCAGCCCGGTGAGCAGCGTCTGCAAGCCGGTCGGCTGCGCCGTCGTCATCCAGTTCGTGAAGGTGCGCAGCCGGTCGGGAACCGTCGTGATCGTCGCCCGGGCATTATAGACCTTACCGGAGACGACGTTCTTCGTGGTGCGGAACAGACCGTCCTCGGGCGACATGCACTGATCCTCGAAAAGTTCGGTTGTGCCCTCAATCTGATAGACGAAACGCACGGCCGTAATCGTCGGATCGTCCGGCGGGGTCCAGGTGAAGACGAGTGCCGGCGTGTCATAGCCCTGCGCGCCGTTGATCATGCCGACGGCAACATTGAAGTTCTGCACCGTCGACAGCAGCGACGGGTTGATCGGCGGCGTCGGCGGGATGACGATCGGGCCGGGCTCGATGTCATCGTCGTCATAGATTGCCGCACTGGTCTCGGAGAGCACCAGCGTGATGCGCAGCCGATCATCGGCCCGCCACTCGCTGATCAACCAGCTCTTGCCGCGCCAGGTGATCCACTCGCCTTCCTGCACCGCCAGGCCGAAGCGACGGCTGACCGGAACCGTGGCCTTGCCGCCCATACGGTTCTGCCGATAGCGGATATTGAGCAGATACTGCGCAATGTCCGGATCGGTGACTTGCAGGAAGTCGATGCTCGTCTGCCGATTACGGCCGTCGGCGGCGATGTCCGCATTCACATAGACCGGCTTCAGGCTTTCCGGGTTCCACATCGATTCGATCGAGGTGAACTGGCCGGAAAGGTGATTAAAGCGCTCGAAAGCCGAAGGCCGGAACTGCACGTCCTTCGCCCGGTCGATAGGAATATCGGCCGCGGTCAGGTCTTTGACCGGGATCTGCGGCGCGCCCGGGATGACGCCGGAAAGGCCGCGCCGATTGAGGCCATAACCGGCCATGGCATCGTCGAACTGCTTCAGCACTTCGGTATGATCATCGTCGCCACTGACGAAGAGCGAGCACTCATAGGTCTTCTTGCCGTTGCTGCGCAGCGTGTCGCAGACGTTCATCGCCACGAAATAGGTGGCGAGATCGATCTGGCCGAGGCTCTTGCCCTCGCCGATCAGCGTGCGGCCGGAGACGAGCGCGCGCAGCCCCAGCTGATAATTGAGGCGGTGAACGGCCGGGTTCTTCGTGTGCACATGGGTCGAAGGATCGTTGAGCCGCTGCGTCCCGGAGCCACCGGCAACCGTCGAGTCCTTGCGCGGGTCGTATTCGCGAAGCCCGCGGAGCACGAATTCAAGCTCCGGCCTACCCTTCGAGCCGAAGAGCTTGTCGCTATAGATGCGTTCGACGACGACGTAGCAGATCCCGGCATTGACGCTCGTGCTCTTCCACTTGTTGCCAAGACCCGCCGACACGTCGACCAGCTTTTGATCCACCAACTGGCCTGGCCTGCCATCGTAAAAGCGGATCGTCAGGACCGGGTCGCCAGAGCCGTTGACGAAGCCCTCAATATGATAGTTCGCGACCTCATTGCCGATGACCGGCCGGGATACCAGCGCTTTCTTCTCGCCGTAAATGTAGACGTAGGGCTCCAGCCCGTCGCACCAGCCATTCGCGAGCACGAAGACCTCGGCATTCCATTTATTGCCGCTCCCCCACTTGGCATAGAAAGTCCGCTGCCCCTTTGTCTTGCCGACGCCGTAGAGCGTGCCGACCGGCACATCCCCGCCGAACTGGATCTCGCCCTGAACGGCCGTGTATTTCCGCTTCTGCTGCTTCTGCTGGCTGAGCTTGCCGATCGCCAGCTTGGCACCGAAAGCGAGCGCACCACCAATGAGGCTGGCAGCGAGCGCAGAGCCGCCGAACAGCGCACCGGCGATCGCCGTCGCGATTGAAGTGAAGATTGCCATGTCTGATTATCCGAGGTGAAAGGCAGCAATGACGTCGGCAAGGCCATGATCGCTGCGGCCGCGCTCGGTCTTGGTCACGAAACGGCCGCCGAGGCAGACGCCAACATGCTCGGCGCCGTCGGCCAGGCGCAGGATGACAAGATCGCCGAGCCGCGCTTCCGCCCCGCCCTTCGGCTCCTGCCCGAGCTCGGCCGCGAAGAAGCTCACCAGCGACGTATGCCCGCGCCGGCGCAGCGCCCGCTGAGCACCGGCGAGCGTGCGATAGGCGCCACGGTATTTGTCGGCCACGGCCGAGCCCGTCAGCGCGTCGATGAAGGCGCAGCCGAGCATGAAGCAATCGGCCGAGCCATAGGCATAGGGTTTCGCAAGCTCACGCGCGAGCGTGGCTTCGACGATGCGGAAGCGGTTCATGGGCTGCCTCTGAGGTAGCGGTATGGACGGCAGGAGGCGGACCCGCTTTGTCCCCCAAGCGTTCCGTAGCCGTTCTATACTCTATGATTTAGATCGATATCAGCGCGCGACCTGGCCCCATTCCTCGGGGATGGTCGCATTCGTCGCCACGTGCTCCAGGCCCGTGTCGGTCGGATTATTGTCGAACTGCTGCTCGGCCTGCGAGCGCTTGACGCCGGTCGAGCCTCGCGCCGATCGTCCCGGCGGCTGCAGGTCGATCATCATCGTAAGTGTCCGTTCGGAGCCTGAGACCGCGCCTTCGTTGTAGCGGACCTGGTCGATCTCGTAGATCGATGAGGCGAGAATACCGAGGACTGCGTCCGTTTCGGGATCTCCCGCCAGATGGGAGATGATCACCGGAGCATTTTGATAATTATATTGCTCAATCTGAGAGACTGCGTCCTCGGGGTTGCTGACTGGGATGTTTGAGAAGACGATAGTCCGCGTCGTCACGGCGACGCCCACTGCGCTCACCAGTTCGCCCGGCTCGAGAAAGCGGTTCGGAAGATAGGTCAGACCGTTATAGGTGTAGGGCCTCCCACCGCGATGGTAGCCGACGGTCTTGCCGGGTAAATCGAAGCGGATGAGGTCGAGCCGTGCAAGGCGGCCGGTCTCGAGCGCACTCTCGACAGCAGGATCCAGCACACTCATGAGAAAAACATCTCCGTAGCGGAAAAAGAGGCTTCGCGACCCGCCCACGATTTCGGTGCCGCCACACTGCCCGGATCAATACTCATGACACACGACGGCTTCTCGAGATGGACTGTCGCCGACGGAGTGAAATGCTGAGTATCCAAGCCGAACATGATCGAGAGAGTGACCACGCCGCTGGCGTTCGCCGTGGCGTTCTCGACGATCCGGTGAAGTGACCGGACGAGCGCCGACATCCTGAACTCGACATAATCTCCCGCTGTTAGCTTGAAACCAGCAGGCAGACCAGCAACAACGACCGTTCGGCTATTGGTGATGGCCTGAAGAACCGCGCCGCCGTTGAATACCCCTCCCCCTGCTTTCGTGCCGGCGAGCGGCTTTCCGTTGTTGTGGGCGATCGGGCGCGGCCGAAACAGGTCGTATCCGAGGAAAGGTGCACCGCGCGAACTCGACTTCATGACAAAAGCATCGAACAACCCGTAGAAGGCCGGCGTCATCCAGTTCGTCGTGTATTGCGCTTTCCAAAATGGAGTGCCCGCGGCCTGCTCTTCGGAACGCCGGCCCTCCATCATGGAAACGTCTGTCGGATTGATGGGATCAAACTGGCAGTCTCGCCAGGGCAGCATCGGCAATGGAATCGGATCAGCCATGTTGGTTGCAATCCAGGGTAATGGCCGCAATATGCAGCGGTAGGGAATTAGGGAGCAGAATCAGTGCCCACAATCGATTTCAGCGGGACAACCCAGCAGGTGCTTCAGCTCTTGGCCGATGAACACAGCAAGCTGGTCAAGCAAGTATCGGACCTGGAATTCAGGGCGAATGCCCATCGCTTTATGTTTATGTTTGTTGCAAGCGCTTTATCGAACATCGATGAATCTCAGTACGAGGCGCTGATGGCCATGACAGAGAACGCCCGTAAATCGAACATCAACTCAGCGGAGAAATTCGCGAGTGATCCGAAATTGACACCCGAGCAGCGGTCCGGTGCACGACGTGCCTTCGAGGTAATGGCGCAGGAAATGGAGGAATTCCTCACATCAATGAGGAAGGCTAAGAGCGGCGAAAGCATCTTCACCGTGATCCAAGGCGGGAAATCCATCGAAGATTAGCGGTCTTCGCCGTTCTGGTAGATGTTTGCCTTCGCCGCGTCATACTGTTTTATGGTCTCGACGGAGACGCCTCGGCTCTCCGACCGAATGACGGGCCTGAACATCGGCCCCTCCTCAGCAATCACCCGAAGGATGATCTCGCGCGGCCCATTCTGGTTTAGCTGACCGCCCGATGGCGCCACATTGCCATTAGCCGGTCGTTGAAGGCGATGGTTCGGAATGACCTCCTCGCCACCCTTGAAACGGACGAGCTCCGGCCCCTTTTCACCAACCCATGCGACGCCAGGACGAGCGGAGCTCGTTCCGTTCGCATACCCACGCAGCCCAGCCCATGGGTCCACCTTTGAGCCACCGCCGAAGAGCCAACTGAGGAGTCCTCCTACGCCAGCCCCTGCCCCGCTGACCTGAAACACGGCATCGAGGACGTCGTTCAGCAGCTTGTCGGCGATGCGGTCAAGCACCCCCAAAGCCGCGTCGCCGAAAGACTCCCATACCGATTTGCCGTTCTCAATTCCCGCGAAGAAGTCATCGAAGAAGCCTCCGGTTACTTCTTTAGCAAAATCGAGCGCGATACCCATCTGGCGGGTCTCTTCCTCGATCGAGGCCATGACCTGCGCAAGTGACGATAGCTCGCTCTTCTGCGCATCAGTGAGCGAGATACCACGCTGCTGGGCTTCATTCAGGAGCTGCGTCTCGTAGCGGAGCGCGGCTGCCGCCTGCTCCGTGAGCCCGATAGCATCACGCTCCGCCTCAAGCGCCGCGATCTGGCGTTCGGCGCCGGCGATGATGTCGGAATACTTCTCCTGCTCGCTCTTGCCGCCGGTGCGCTCCTTCGATTTCTCGTCGACTTCGGTCAGACTTGCGGCAAGCTCTTTGAGTTTGCCGGTCGCCGCCAAAGCACCTCTGGCAATGGCACCGCCGAAGTCTCCGAGATAATCGGCGCTGAGATCGGATGCTATCTGCCCGTTACGCTTGTCTGCCGCTTTCGCGAGCTCCTCGGCGTACTTGTTTGCGAACTGGAAGTCCTTGTCCAGACCGAGGTCTCCAATCGTTCCGAGTTGCATCCCTTCCGGTAGCCACTGATTCGCTTTCGAAGCGAAACTGTCGATGAGACCGGCGCCACGCTGAACCATATCGGTCATGGCTTTGATAACTGCGTTAGCGGCCCCGATTGCAGCTGCTCCGATTACATTGGGAAATTGATCCCAAAGGAACTTGATGTCGTGATAGGCGGCTACAAACGAACCGATTACAAAGTTGGCGCCTGTTTTGGCATCGGCAACGAGGTCGCGCCCAAAGATCTGCTGCATCTCCTCGCGAAAAATGATTGCAGCCGCGAGAACTGTACTGAAGCCAGCGATAACCCAGCCAACGGGCCCCACCGCAGCCAACCAAGCTGCCGTGAAGCTGGCCGCAACCGTCCCAGCCGCGACTACGAGGCGCGACAAAACCGCGATAACATTCACGATGCCAACGACGATAGACGGGGCGTAGATCAGCGCCAGGCCTGCGGCTGCGGCGACAGCGTAGGGTGCCACGGTTTCGAGAACATCCGCCAAGGCCATCAGCGCCGATTGCGCCAGCTTTGCCCAATCAACCATCTGCAGGCCAGCGGCCGCCAGCGCGATTATGCCGATCGTCAGGAGGCTAACGGGAGAGAGCACTGACAAGAAGGCTGCCCCCAAGCCCTGCACTGGTCTCTCCATAGAAGAAAGGACGGCGGCCAGTTGCGTGCCCTGCTGAAGAGCAATCTGCAGCGGGCCCATGCCCATCTGCGCACTGACAGCAATGTCTTGGAACTGAGCGGCTATGTTTCCAAGATTCCCGCGGGATGATGCGCGGTTCTGATTGGCCGCCCGGTTCATCATCTCGATCTGCTTCGACGCTGACGCCGCAGCGGCACCTTCTGTTGCATAAGCCTTGGCGGCGGCCGCCGCGGCTCCGGTCGCACCGCGATTAGCGCCCGACAGCCCATTTGCGGCTGCTTCCGCGCGCGCGGCCGCTCCCGTCAGCTGATTGAGAGCGTCGGTGCCCTTCTGAACGGAGCCACTTTCAACCTGGAGCCCGAGCGTGGCTACATCTGCCATGGCTTTTCCTTTTCAAAGAACGTGCGCTATCGTCCTGTCGATTCAACCGGAGGACGACGATGCGCAAGATATTGGTTGCTTTGGGATTGGTGTTGTGTGCCGCCCCGGCCAACGCTGACGCCAATACCCGTGCGGCTGCTCAGAAGGCAGCCAAACAGATGATGGAAGATGCGTTCATTTACCTTGGCGCGGCATATCTTTGCCAAGACGCGTTGGGGACTTCGCACTATTATGCTGCGCGATCCGCTGTCGAACAGACCGCCATCCTTGGAGGTAAATCGCAGACCGACGCCGTTATCATTGCTGACGATTTCGACAAAAGAATACGGCGAGATCATCAAAAGAAAGCACCGGCGGAGAACGATCAGAAGTGCTTAGACGGCATCCTCGTGACACAGACCGCACTTCGTGTGTCTCAGGCCCGTTTTAAACAGGCTCGCGACGCCGACAAATGAAGGCGTTCCGGACGGCACCAAGGAAGAGTTCAAGTAGCTGACTCGACTCTACGTTGCGACTCGTGATTTGTTACTGGGAAAGGGAGACAAACATGAGCGATCCTAAGAACCCATCCCCGCCGCCGCCGCGCGAACCACCGCCACCTCCGCCGCTGGATAGAATGGTTATAAAAGACGGCTCAAAGCCTCCCAAGCGGTAGAAGCAAAACCGCTTAATCCGATCAATATTACAATTGCGCCCAATGCAACCGAACCAACCCCGAGCCTTTTGGCCATGCGTAGACAATTGGACGACCGGCGGTTGACCTCGATATTGGTATCTTGGGCAAATAGCGCCTGAGTCAGATACGCGTCGAGTGCGACATCCTCGGATATGTCGTCTCGACGCGCCCACTGCCAAAATTCGGCCCCTTTCCCAGGCATGCCCACCTTGGCTGTTTTGATTGCGACTATGCAATACCAGCAAGCGAGTGCAAGGCCTGATGCGGATAGTCCAACACCGACATTGATCCAAATGTCCACCGCCCAATTCGCCTTAATCGCCCCCGCGACAGCGGCTGATATCAAAGCTGCTGCCAAAGTCACATAAACGCGAAACAGCGCCACAGCCTGACGATCAGTCGCCAATAACATTGTGAGTAGCGCCACGTCCCGACTTCGAACATCATCGAGAATGATCTTTGGGTCGAATTTTGCCATATAGCCTCCATGCGAAATCATCCATGTGCCTTAGCACCTGGATAGTTGTAGGTCATCGTTGTCGCTGGCTATCGTATAGAGCACTCATCGCGCGCCCTGATCGCCTCGCTCTCCTTCTCGATCTCGACGCAGAACCGCGCGTCCATTGCCCTAAGGATCGCAAGCTCCTCGCGCCGGACGATATTGCCAGTCAGCTGGCACCAAACCGAGAGTTCGATGTTCGAGATCGGTACTGGCCCGGAGAACCCAGGCGGCTGCGCCTGCCGGAGCTCCCAAAACCAATCCCAGAGGAAGGCACCGTTATCCGGCACCTCCGCTTCCGGGCTTTCGACCTCAAAGCTGTCGTTGCGCTCGCGCCTGGTCTCACCGTCCTTGTCTCGGACGCTGTCGTAGCGCGCGACAATCGCTACGGCTTCGCAGAGCCTTTCGCCAAGCTCTTCGTAAAATTTGCGCGGTCCTCCGAGGCCGTGGCGACCTGGTCATAGATCCAGCCGGCCTCTTCGAGAACCTCGCGCGCCTTTTCGAAGGTGCATTCGGGCTTTTCGCCTTTCCAGTTGTGATCGCCCCAGTCCCAGGACGCGACGGAGGCTGCCGCCTTGTCGAGATATTCGGCCTCGACCTTGCTGGCGGTGAGCTTCTTTTTCCGGCTGGCCAGGAACTTGTCGCTGTGCTGTCGAACGACGCGCTTTACTGCATCGCTCTCCGCGGATCGGATCATGAATCGAATACCTACGAGCTCATCGGTATCCGGGCCGGTGAGGTTGAGCTCGAAGAGGTCTTCGGAATTGACGAGTTTGGAGATGTCCATGATTCACCTTCAGATTACGGGATAACGGTTGGATTGACGCGGATCGGCAGCTGGTTGAGGCCGATCGTGAAGCGCTCGAGCTCGAAGTCGTCGGAGCCGCCACCCGGATAAAGCGGGCCAGACACGACGCCGCGGCTATAGAAGATTGTGTTCGTGAACCCCTCCCCGCCATCGTTGCGCTCGACTTTGATTGCCATGTTGTCGAGGTTCAGAGGATTGCCGAAGGTTCGCAGGATGACCTGGCCTGCATCGTCATGCACCGAGGCGACCTCAATCTGTGGATCACCGGCATTCGCCGTGCCCTTTTGTTTCTGGGTCACCGGCTCATCTAGCGTGTTGTAGCTATTCATCGTCGACTCGGCTCCGAAATCACCGATATTGCCGACTTTGCCAACCTGCACCCAGGTTAGCGCCGCATAGGCGGACTCGATTAGATCGGTATTCTGGGCAGTGGCGCAAACATAAACCTTGCTGCCCTTCTTGGTTGCCTTGTTTGCCATGTCAGTTCTCCGGTTCGAAGGCGATGTACGGAATGGTGACGGGGATTTGTACCCGTTCACCCTCTTGGAGCGGGCCTGCCGCCCACGGCTCGCTGCTGATCGTGATCTTCACGCCAGAGGCGAATAGGGATTGGTCCTTGAAATGATCGATCACTTGGTCAGCGACATCGAGAGCGCCGATGATCCCTTGCCCGACCGGCCAAACGACTGAGACCTGAAGTAGTCCGCGCTTCTGTTGCGGATCGTTGCCCATGGTGATCTGACGTGTCTGGTTGGGCAGGAAGGTCAATCGAAGGTATTTCGGCGGTAGCGGCTGCCCTGCCGCCGGAAACACGACGTTCGGCGCGGCAACCGGCAATACACCGGGCATTGCTAAGAGGCGGTCTGTCACGGCCTTGAAGATGATTGCGTCGGTGCCTGCCGCCATATATCCGTTACCTATGTCTGAGAAGCCGCCTCTCACTGACGATCAGGTCTATGAGCGCATCCATGCGGCGCTGCTCGCGTTGGGGCGCGAGACGGCGGCCACGGTTCGGGGCGAAACTAGTTTAAGAGCAGCACGGAAGGCTCTGACATTGCTGCAGCTTGGCCTTCTGTCGGCGATCGAGGAAAGCAGCGACAGGAACCGAGCCGTCAAAGCCCCAGACGAGCCTTCAGGTCCGAGGCCTTCCGATCCACAATAAGCGGCCAATTCTGAGCCGCGAGCCTGACGAAGCCGTCAGCCGGCTGACCGTTAGCCCCGTACTCCCGGTGACCAGCATACGAAGCGGTGTACCCGAAATAGAGCGTATCTCCGATGTCCGCTCCAGCGATGACTGCCTCGATCTGCCCGAAGTCAGCAGCATAGGTTCCGCCCGCCACGGGATTGGCTGAGGCATTGATTGCTGGCATCGAAGTAGAGGACGCAAGCAGTGACGCTCTCAAAAATCCTGTGTCTACGCGCATACGGCCGCCTTGCCCGATTGGCTTCTGCATTTCTTCGACGACCTCGTGTGTCGCCTCCTTGAAGATGGCTTCGACTGCACCCTCGACCTTGTCGGCCCATTGCGCCACGGCAGCGCTGAAAGAGAGCGCTGCCATCAGACGACCTCAGCACGATACCGGCGAACGACCGCGCCAATGTGATCCACGCGATACTCTAATCGGCATCTGCAGCCGGAAATCTCCGATATTGGCGCGCGCGGGTCGCCCGGGAACCGGAGAAGCGCACCAGATGGGCTCTGAAATACCTCATCCATGCCGACGGCCTTGCCGTTGAGGACACGATGGGTGTGCCGCACACGGCTGTCGCCGGCGGAACGCCATACCTTCGTGACGTCTTGCGCCCGGACCTTGCCGGCCTCGATCTGCTGCCGCATCGCCTCGTCGCGGGCGGAGCTGAGCGCAATCATGGTCTCGGTCCGCGCCAGCATTTCGCCGCGGAGAAGCAGGTTCTTATCGCGCAGCCGGCCGATGATCTTGGCCAGCGCCTCGCCGGTCACCGGCTTCCCTGCTCTGATGGCTGCCATAACGGTTCGGTCGAAACGCTTGTCGCGCGTCTTGAGCTCGAAATACCGGTTCATCAGGTCCGGGTCGCCGGAATCAAGATGCAGGCGCGCCCGCTCGATAAACTCGATCTGGTACCGGGTCAGACCGATCACGCCGCCCTCTCGGCGGCCGGTGACGCGGCTCTGCCGGCCGACGACGTCGAGGGCCGTCGATCTCGGGTTGGCGCCTCTGGCAAGCCCCTGCTCCAACGCCTGGCGGATGCCCTGTCGCTGATCATCGGTGATGTGCGTGACCATCGTCGACGACAGGTCGCGCAGTATCGCCTCGGCAACAGGATTGCGGACGCCGAAGCGCCAGATCACGCGATTGCCTTGCGGGTCCATGACCTTCGGTAGCTCAGCGACTGCGTTGGTGCCACCAGCGTTGAAAGCGTCCTGCAGGGCAATTTCGAGCGCGGAGAACACCTCCGGCTCGATCTGCATGGCATCGACCGCGCCGTTGACGTCGCCGCGCTCCAGCCGCTCGACCACGACGCGGAGGACGATGCCCGACTTGATCTCCTCGATAGCCTGCCGGAATGCGGCGGCGAGCGCCGGCTCGTATTTGGTGAGGAGTTCATCAAACGTCATAGGTTATCCAATCTTCTTGCCAGGGAACCGAAGTACCCTGCAGGCGTTGCCGCTCCTCATTGAAGGAGAACCGAAGCCATGGGCGAAGTCACAGCAATTCCGCGTCTCGACCTCAACCGTTATCTGGGGCGCTGGTATGAGATCGTCCGCCTGCCGCTCAAATATGAAGAAGATGCCGCGACGGACATCACGGCAGACTATTCCCTTGATAACGACGGAAAGATTCGCGTCGACAACCGCTGTTTCGATAACAACAACCAGCCCAAGCAAGCGCTTGGCCAAGCAGAGCCAGTCGATGCGACGAACGCGAAGCTGAAAGTCAACTTTCTTCCGGCTGCACTTCGCTGGATACCCTTCACTGACGGCGATTATTGGGTGCTCAAAATCGATCCTGAGTACCGGGTCGCACTGGTCGGCACGCCTGATCGCAAGTTTCTTTGGGTGATCGCGCGCGAGAGTGCCATTTCGGAAAGTACCCTGGAAGACTACCTAGCTGAGGCTCGGCGGCAGGGATTTGACCTGAAGAACCTTATCAGGCCGCGCCACACCGGGCGGGAGGTGAGCGATGCTATGCTCGAGAATCAATGATGCTCATAGGGCAACCCTCTCCTTGGGCCGTGTCGGGGCGGTAGCGTGATATTCGAAGCGCTATCGCGAGGGATCGATCGCCTCCCGAAAGCCCGCCACAAGCTTTGGCTCGTATGCACTGAGCAACTGATCGAAATTCATGTAAGGATTCCGCTGCATGAACCGAAACGCCCTCTATCTCATCATCGCCGTGCTTGCCGTCATTACTGTCGGACTGGGCATCTACGTCTACCAGGAGGAGACGACACAAGGCGTCGAGATCAAGATTGGCGAGGACGGGATCTCGGTTCAGGAGAACTAAGCCGCAATCCTTCCTTGGACGATGAAGACGACCGGCGTGATGCCATCGTATTTGTTCGGGTCGCCGTTGATGATGGCGTAATCGGCGCCATTGGCGGTCACGACGTCTCCCACGGTCGGCTCGATCGGTAGGCCGACCGCAGAGATGTAAATCTGCATGTCGCCCGTCTGGATGACCGTGCCGTCGATGTAGCGGGCCTCGTAGGCCATCGGCACCAGCGTGGCTGGGTAGGACGTGACGACAGGATCGCCGCCGTAGACAGGATCCGGAGGCGTGATCCGCTTCACAGTAGCGGATTGGCCGTACTTGGCGATGAGGCGCTGCGCGGTCGCCTGCAGGCGCGCATAGATCGGGTTTGCCATCCTCCGCCCTTCCTTTTCGAGAGCTAAGCCTTATTTACGCCTCATTGCCGCAAGGCTCTTTGTTCAAGGATCTGGGGGACATGTCCGCCACAATCAGCATCCTCCTGACCATCCTCTTCTTCGGGGTTGTGCTTTATCTCGTGCAGAAGCTTCCAATTGACCCTACGATGAAGCAGAGGGCTCAATTCGTTATTTTGATCGCCGGAATGGTCTCGTTGCTCGGCTCACTGGGCGTATTCTGATCAAGTGCGCGCGATGCCTGGAGCTACACCACCAAAGCACCCGGCCAGACCGGCGCGAGAAACGGCCAGAGCAGCCCTTCGATCGCGGTCACGACAGGCGTTGCGAGCGCGACGAGATCGTCGATATCCGTTGAAGTAGAGGTTGAATACTCGACCTCAAGCTGTCCGATTTTCTCGCGCTTCACCGTTTGCGATCCGGTCACGACTGGCGAAAGGCTACCCGGGTTCGTCAGCTCGAGGAATGCCGCCTCGTAGGAAGCGTTTACGATGGCGACCGGGATTTCGTTCGAGGGGATCGCCTCGCCGTAATAGGTCGTGGCGCCGGTGCGCGGCCATGCACGCTCTTGGGCATACCCGCCGGCGCGCCGGCCGCTGAACTTCGGCTCATACCGATCGATCACCAGAGAACCGCGCTGACGTGCGGCGGTCTTCTGGGCATCGGTCGTGCCATCGGGAAAGACATAGCCGGCCGCCTCAGCGTAGGACGTGAAGCCTGCATTATCGCCGTATCCAGCCATGTCGATCTCCGATGCAAGAGTAGGCCCGGCAGGTTACCGCCGGGCTGATTGTTAGGGCTGCGTCGCCAGCTCTTCGAGAGCAGCGACGATCTCGTCCTTGGTGGACGGGGTCTTTTCGCCGAGCAGCTTCTTGGCAGCCGACTTGAAGGACATGAACTGCACGTTCTGGTCCTTTGCCATTTCGAGCACTTCGAGTGCCGTTTTCGGCCCATCGCCGTCCTGGTTGCTTGCAGCCTTGGAGACGCCTTCGATCTTGAGGAAACGAAGGCGCTTGGCCTTTTCGAGATCGACGCCTTCAAGGTCGACGTCGCGGGTCTCACCCGCTGGGATGTAGACCGCCCGCCCCCTGGAGCGGACGCCCTGCAGCGCCTTGCTGTTGTTGGTGACCTTCATGACTGATCCTCTGGTTACGGAGCGGTGATTTCGTCGCCGTAGGCGGCAGCACCGGGCAGACGCCATTCGGTACCGCCGGTACGGGCGATGATGCCGGTTTCGAAGCCCATGATGGACTTCTGGCGCGGCTGGAGGACACGGCGCGGCATCGGCAGGTGGAAGCGGAGAACTTCCGAATCCCGGCGATACACGACCATGCGGCCGCCGCCGTCCTGGGATGCCGTGGCGAGCTCGCGCAGCGGCTGGATGTCGAGCTGCTGGCCAGTTTCCGCCGTGTAGACGTTGTTGCGACGGATGTATTCCAGCAGTGTCAGCATGCCGTCGCCCTCACCGAGGCGTCGGGTGGCGATGAGGCGGAACGCTTCCGGCGGCAGGCGCAGCGTGTCCGCCCATTCCACTTCCGAGGTGTTCTCGCGGACGCTGGAGATCAGGTCGTTGATGTCCCGGAGGATCTGGTCGTTGGACTTCGCCGACCAGAAGGTCGAAGAGCCCGTTCCATCCGCGGCAACATCGACACGCGAGACCTGCGGGTCGTTGACGAAGCCGGTCCAGTTCTTCTCGGTCGTGCCGACCATGGCAACCGAGTTGAGCAGGCGCTCGACCTTGTCGGAAGCCGACATGGCCTTGGTGCCGTTCAGGTCGATGCCGTAAAGGGCCGCCTGATTGACTTCCTCGAGGTTCCACTCCCAGCCGGAGCCGATCATCGCGAAGTCATGGCTGGCCATATCCTTCGTGGCCTGGTTGAAGGGCATGTCGGTACCGGCGCCGGAGAGGAATTTCGCCTCGCCTGCGGTATCGACAGTGAAGAACGTCGTGCCGATCGCCCATGCGTTGCCTTCCGTCACGACGGGCACGTGTGCGCCGTAGTTGAAGGTCGGGTAACGCCGCTGGTAGATGCGGGTCTCGATGTTGCGCCCCTGCGCGATGACGAAGGGGAACGCGGCCTGCGCATCAGCGAAGGCCTGACGCATGATCTGGTTCATTGCTCAGGTCCTTTCCCTGATCAGACTGCCGGTGCCGAAGCGCGCAGGCGAAGCGCGATTTCGACGATTGCGCCATCCGCCCCGGAGGTGTCGAAGACAGCATCGGGGATGGGGCCGACGATGTTGGCGCCGGCGGCGTTGACGTAGCGATGGGTCAGCGTGTTGTAGAAAACAGCATCACCCTGCCCGACGGCAGCGCCGGCCGTGACGTACATCGTGCCCATCGTCATGAATGCGCCGGTGAAGTACCGGGGATAGGAGTCGGGGGCGAGCACATCCGCCGGAACGGCCGGGTTCAGCACGGCGATGCCAATGAACTCGCCGGCGGCCGCAAAGGGCACAACCCCGTGGTCAGCGGCCCCGCGCTGAACCGGCTGGCCGAAGCGCACGCCGCCCAGGTTCTCGACCGTGCGGCTGATCTTGTTGCACTTCTCCTCGGAAGCGATCTGGCCGTGCAGGCCCTTCGGAGGAGCGTTGGTGTAGGTGGTCTGGTAGGTAGCCATTGAAGCGCCTCCTTAGTTGGCCGCTGCAGAGGTCTTGCCGGCCTTCATGTCGGCGACCATCTGGGAATAGGCGTCGGTCACGACCTTGTCGGCGTCGCTGACCTGCGAAAGGCCCTGCTGCACGACGGTGCGGAAGGGATCGGCGCCGTTCTTGCTGGCATCCTCGACGAGCATGTCGAAGCGAGCGTCGATGTATGCCTCCGACTTGTCGGCGATCGCCGCATCGCCGAGCTTGGCGACCACGACAGCCTTGCGGATGGCTGCATCGGAAAGGCCTTCGGTCTTCACGTCCTTGGCGATCGTGTGCGCCTTGGTGATGAGATCGGCACGGGCCTGGACGCGCTTGTCGAGATCCGCGTCGGAAAGGATCTTGCCCTTCAGAGCATCAATCTCGGCATCCTTCTTCGCCAGTTCGGCATCCTTGGCGGCCAGAGCCGTCTGATGTGCCTTCTCGGCGTCGGCGAACTTGGTGTTGGCATCGGCAAGGCGCTGCTGGAGCGTGCCGATCACCGTGGCACCCTGGTCGGTTACTTCAACCGGGATGCCATCGACGGTAACCGTCTTCAGGGTCATGATCTTGTCCTTTTTCGGTTTCTGATCACTGGTGAACGGGGCAGCGCCCCACGACCTCACACCGTCACCGATGCGAGCTTCTGATCCGGCGCGGCCGCGCTGCACGATGGCGACGTGGTTGATCCGGATATCTTTCTGGATGGCGTCGTACTTCTCGCCCGCTGGCGTGGTGCCCGGCTCCCATGCGAGATCGCAGGTGTAACCGGCGGAGAGCTCGCGCTTGCCGCCCTCGATCTCGCTGATCGTGGCACCGTCCATGACGACGAGGGGGACGCGGACGAATTCACCGTCGCGGGCGACCTCATCGCCAATCTGGCCCACGGAGAGCGCTTTCCAATTGTCGGCCGTCACCGCCTCGTCCGGATGATCGTTAGTCACCGGCTTGTGGGCGTAGCTGCCGAGGCTGGCCTTGTCGAAGACCTGATCCTCGGGCCGATAGACCTTCACGGTTGCCATTTCCGGCTTGCCGACCTCATGGCCGGCATAGAGCTGGATGCCGGTGCGCGCGGTTCGGACATCAGCAACAAGGTAGCCGTCGGCGGTCCGACGCGTCCCCGCGATCGGTGCAGCATCTACAAATTGCATTTTTTCCTCATAGCTATTGCAGCAGACCCGAGAGCTCAGCTATTCAAAGCATTCCCGAAGCGATGATCTGAGTCTTCCTGATGCCTGATAAAATTGGTGATCGAGTAAAAGGCCACTGCCCGAGTTGCGGGCCGGATAGATGGGCGATTATTCGGGGATGCTACACCAAGCATGAATCCGATGATCATGTCTGGTACAGTGTAGACCACCGGATACTGCAGTGCCCCGCATGCGATGAAGTATATCACCAGACTGATAGTACATTTTCAGAAGATTTCGATATTGTAGAGCACCCTGTCACGGGAGATCCCGAATGGATCCAGCTACACAAGTTTGAGCATTGGCCGCCACCGGCTAAGCGCAAACGCCCTGACTGGTTAACACGGTTGCCGACTATCGACACTGAACTCTACAAGCTGATGGACGAGTTCTACAGCGCACTTGAGATGCAGCTGAGCGTACTTGCAGCAATTGGAATCCGCACAACCTTTGACCGAGGTGCTGAACTACTTGGGATTGACCCTGGCCGGACGTTCCGTGCGAAACTCGACGATCTGCGAGATCAAGGCTTCATTGGTGAAACTGAACGAGACTCACTCCAACTAATGACCGAAGCGGGCAACGCTTCTGCTCACAGGGGTTGGCGCCCAACGGATGAACAGCTAGAGACTATGCTGCAGCTGATCGAATCCTTCATTCATCGAAACTTTATACTTCGGCATGACGTCTCAAATCTGAGAGGAGCCATCCCAGCGAGGCCGCAACGGCGTCCTTAAGCCGGCCGCTGACAGGTCATCTTCGTCAGTGTCCTGCTCGGACAGCTTGCCATATTCCTGGATCGCGGCATCGAGGCCAGGCAGTGAGCCATCCTCGATGAACGTATTGACGAGAGCGTCCGACACCGCGTCACGCGGGATGATCTCCTGCCCCGTACCGCTTCCGACCAACTGCCGGGCCGCATCGGCCTTCGTCTTGAAGACGTCAGCCTTTTCCTTCTCCGACATACCCCAGAGCGGTGCCCACTCGTAGTAGATGTCAGGGTCGCGTGAGCCGAGCGCGCTCCGGATGATACACTCGTCGAGGCGGGTCATCGCCGGCGTCATCTCGACGGTCTGCATTGCCTGCAAGCGATCGTAATAGTTGCGCAAGTCGCTTTCGCCGGTGGCGTTCATGCCGGCCGGCGACTGGCCGAGCAACCGCGTCGCGGGAATGTCCGCGGCGCCTGACACGATCTGCAGGAACGACATGAGGACTTCGGGCAGTGTGGCGAAGCTCGCCGTCTTCTGCTCGTATTCCTCTTCCTTGTCGAGGAGCAGGTCGCCGTTGATACCCTTCGCCGTAGCAGCGAGCGTATAGCGCTCGAGGATCTTGGCGCGATACTCAGCATTGCCGAGGTTCTGCATGAAATCCGGAATGCGGATCACGTTGACCTTGGCCTCGAAAACGAGGCTGGCGATGTTCGCCGCGGTGCCGTCGGCCTGCTTGATGGCGTCAACGACGGACAGAAGCACGCTGTCGCCCCAACCGGCATAGGTAGTCGTTACGATGTCTTCGTCCGGCTGCTGGCTGCCGTTGAAGATGACCAGGCGCGACGGGTGAATTTCGACCTGAGCGCCATCGGCCGAATTCAACTGATAGATCTTCGGCTTGCCATACCATTCCGACGCCGGGTCACGATCGATCTCGCCGGCCGTGAGGTGGCGACGCGTCATGACAGTGAGGTATTTCAGCCCGCCCTTCCCGATGCGCTCGACGTCGAGCGGCTGCGCCAGATCCTGGTCGCCGGTACCGATGACGAGCGCAGCGCCGCCCCAGAGCCGCGCCTTGATGCGGGTCTCCAGCAGCTTGCCCATGAGGTTCAGCCGCTTCTCTTCCGCTTCGATCGCTTCGATCTGCGGCTTCTTCGCCTGCCAATCGCGCCAGGCGCGGACGCTGTCGAATGCCGGGATGTCGACGATCTTCTTGGGGAGCCACGCGCCACGGTAGGCGTTGAGCAGCTCCTCGTCGGTGAGCATCGGCATCGAATAGACGTTAGCCGCGGCCTTATCCCGGCTGGTACCCAGACTCGCGACCATGTTTGTCAGGCTGTCGCGGAGGAGCGCGAAGATATTGGCCATGTCCGCTCCTAAACGTTCGCCAGCGTGTACGTGGATCCGGTGATGTGCACGTTATCGGCCGCTATGACCGCATCAGCGAGGTTGTGCGACTTCACGCCGAGGTCTTTTTTGAGCTTGGCCTTCGGCACCACACGCTTCTTGCCCTCGGTCTCTACCCACCACGGTACGCAAAGCTCGGTGAACAGCGCATCGAGCTTTGCCCTGCCGATCTCAGAGGCGAATGACAGGATGTCTTCCGGCTTTATGGGCTGGCCTCGCGTCACTGCATTGAAGGTGAGCATCGCGCGGCGCGCCGTATTGGCCCACGCCTGCGCCTTTAGGTTCAGATACTCATCTTTGTTGAGCGGGCTGTTCTTGTTGAAGGGGTCGCTCGGTTTGTCGCCATCCATCACGGCGCCCCCGGCATGGAATGCGTAGTGCTTTACCTTCGCGCCCTCGACCTTGTTCTGCTCATCGATGTAGCCACCGACGAACGCGCCAACGCCGATCGTGTCGTATGACACCGTGGCTCCGGCATGCTTGGCCTTCGCCCAGACCTTCTTGGCGTTCTGGACGAGTTGGTCTTTATCCGACGACCAGTCCTCGGCGTCGACGAATACGCCCTCGATCTTGTCAGCCGTCGCGCTCTTGTCCTCTCCATCGTCGGCAGGGTCGAAGCCGATAATATTGCGGCCGGTGAGGCTGACCTTCAGAACCTTGTGAGCGTCAACGCAGGCATCCAGCCAGCGGCGCTTGAAGATCGAAAGCTCGCTATCGCCCAAAGGCACCCCGCCATAGACGTGCTCGAATAATTCCGGGTTCCGTTCCTGCATCGCTGCGATGTCGCGCAATGCCTTGGCCGACAGGAACGGGTTTTCGGTGTAGTTAATCCTGCGCACGATGCAGTGCGGCGGGACGTTGACGACGAAGTTCTTCCAGACGTAGTCGGTGACGAACTTCGGGTTGAACAGCAGGATCGCCAGGCTGTCCTCTTTGCGGATGGTCGGCCCTATGACCGTCCATTGCTCCTCGGTCAGCTTTTCGGCTTCTTCTACCCAAAGGATGTCGACGTCGGACGTGCCCTTGATGTCCTCAAGGTTCCGCTCGATGCCGTAGAAGATGAACTCCGCGCCGGTCCGGCGATGAATGATCGTCGTCTTCTGGACGTCGAAGGCTTTGCTGAGCCCGAGATGAGTGATCGCCCATTTCAGTTCGGTATAGACCGAATCCTGAATGCGGTTCTGGAAGCGGCGGATGCAGAGCACCCGCATCCTTACTCCGACATGGTCGACCAGGCGCACCAACTGGCACGCCGTGTCTCGTGTCTTTGAGCTTGAGCGCCCACCGTGGAGAACCGCGATGTCTGCCTGCCCAAGGAAGACCTCTTCCCAAAAGTCGTGAAGCGCAGGGTTGGTGAGATGGGTGGTGGCGTCTAGCTCTTTTCGCTGCGCAGCACTTCCCGCCATGTTCTTGTCTCGGTCTGTATCGGGGCGCCGTCAGGTCCGGAGTGCTCGTGTCGCTCGACGAACATGCCAAGGTGCTTCCCGATATCCACGAGCGCGCCCTTCTTGTCGTGGAACTTGATCTTGATCCCGCCCGTCGAATTCTGGCTGATCTCGGCAATTGCCGCGGCTGTGTCGTCGTCGATCTCGTCGCTCGAAATCAGCTGGACGTTGTTCGTGACGACATTCTTGATCACGAGGACATCACCGCCATCCGGGTTATCCTCTTCGGTCACCAGCGTGCCTTGCCATTTGATCGCCTTGCGGATGTCGGCGAACCCGATCTTGGCCAGCTCTGCCAGGACACGCTCTTTCGTGATGGCCAGCTTGTCGATGGCCTTCTCGGTGGCCTTTCGCTCCACCGTCTGCTCCCATTCCAGAAGCTCGGCTACGCGTTGTCTGATGTTGTCTTTCTGCTGTAATCGCGAAGCGTTCCCACGGTCAGGCTTGAAGCCTGCTTCCGCATACGCGTCATCTGCTGTCTTGCCTTTGGCGAGTGCCTGCGCGAACTTCTCGTGCCGTGCGTTCTTCAGGACGGGCATCGGTTAACCTTGGGGATCAAACATGGAAGACAAAGACAAACGATCAGATCTGCACCGGGCTAAACTCGGGATGGCTATGGTGTCTGCTTGCTTGGTGCAGACGCTGAATGAAACCGACCCGACGTTTCAGCAGCGTTTCCTAAAGCGCATGGAAGCCGCGTATCGCGAACTGAAAGACAACACCGGCGGAGATGTTAAGGAGCAGTTGGAGGCTCTTTCGTGGACGATGGAGTTACTGACGGGGTGGGACCCCATCGGGGGGCGGCAGGCACCCTTCCTTGCCGACTATGAACCATGACTTTGATGGTGTCGCAATTTTTCAGGACCGACCGGGCGCGCGCTCGAAGATCAGCACCCACCGGTAGGTTGTCTTGTAGACGGCCTGAAATAGCTGGTAGCCCTTGGCGCGCCACTCGTTGGCGACACGATCTAGGTCGTCTTCTTCGCCTTCCACTTCCACAAAGCGGTAGTGCATGGGCGCTCTCCTCAAAGCAAAAGCCCCGCTACCTGTTACGGCGGCGGGGCGAGTTCAGTGTCATGATCAATTTTGACGATTATTATTTATTCCTAATTAACTGATCTTCTTAGCCATTCTTCAAATCGTGTCGGCGTATAACCAGTGTCATCTGAGGGGAAAACTCGGACAAGCCATTTTTAACGCCGGAGAAACAACATGAAGAAGCTTTTTTCCAAGGTGGCCCGTGATGAGTCGGGCGCAACCGCAATTGAATACGGTCTTATTGCAGCCCTTATTTCTGTTGCTTTGATCACGGGCGCCAACCTGCTTGGCCAGGAGATTGACGACACCTTCACTACCCTTTCCACCAAGATGAACACGCAGCCACTGGCTAACTGAGTTTACCTGGGTTTAATACTTACCCCTTACATGCCTATGCGAACCTGCTCGACTTCCGAGCTTGTTCAGCACCAACTAGAAACCGGTCTCTGCAAACGCAGCGACCGGTCTTTTCTTTTCTGGCCTCTCGGGAAGCTGCGCCGTAGCGCAGGCGGATAGATGTCACCTCTTCCCGATCTGTGACCGTCTGGCGGCCCGATATCGCCAGCTTGAGGCGGCCATCCGTTTTCACGGCGGCACGAAAGGGGTTGCGGCGACAGAATTCGAACCTGCGACCTCCAGCTTATGAGGCTGGCGAGCTACCGGGCTGCTCTACGCCGACACGAGGATGCCACGCATGCCTTGCAACGTGACATTGCAGATTGCTACGCTCCCCCTCCAGCCAACTATGGAGGAAAGAGTGAGCGAGTTCGGGAAGCCAAAGCCGTCTGTGGGGAAAGAACAGCGCGGCGAGTATTGGGTGGTGGTCACATTGAATGCCGATGGCATTCCTCGGCAAGAGAGACCTTTCCGCAGCCAAGCCGAAGCCGACGCGTTCTGGCTTAAAGAAGTTGGCCGCGTAAACGGACAAACGGATAAATGACCGTGCAACAAACGACGATCTTGGCCGCCTCGATTTTAGTGGGGTTCATCGTCCTCAGCGCTGCGGTGCACTCAAAGGAGAATGATCTTGAAACTTGCTACCGGATTCTCGGGGAATCCATGCCGCTCACTGGAACCCCGGAACAAATCTCGACGAAGCTGATAGGTTTGTGCACTCGCGGCTAGTTATGAAGGCGACCACCCTACCGCATAGACGGCGGTTATCGGGTGGTCGCGCTTGCCCAGCCGGGGTCTATCTGCATTTTCCAGCAGCACTACCGGGCAATCTCGAATTTCAGGATTTTGGGCGCATTTCTTCTATGCGCCGAATGTGATGGTTTCGGCAGCGGTCCGGCGAGTGTTCCCTACATGAGGTCCGCAACTGAACAACCGCAAATCACTGCAGCAAACCTATACAGCTTGCCGCAGATTTTCAACCTCCGCGTCACCGGTGAGCGCGTTCAATTCACTGATTATTTTCTGCACCCGCTCTTTGATCTGGGGGCTTAGAGAATCTATAGCCCTCTCCGCTTGGTCGACCATCGAAACGCGCGCTTTCCGGCCCTTCGGCAGGATCTTGCGCAACTGGCCGCGCAGGTGCTGGATTTGCTCGTGGCGATCGTTCTCCTTCCGGCAGTGCTGCTCGTAGAGGAAGGCCTGCCGACGCTCGTGCTCGGCGAAGTACAGGGCCTCGATGGTCACGTCGGGAAATTCGAGCGGCCCGTAGTTGGCACCGCGCAGGAAGCACACGACGCCGTCGACCCGGCGGAGCTCCTCGAAATTCAGTCTCGGCAGGTTCACGAAAGCATAGCCGACCAGAAACGGGAACCGCTTCTGGAGGATCTGTTTCGTCCGGTGATGCCTCAACTCGGTGTAGAAGGACGGCATGAAGATGTCGAAGCCGTCCTTGCGGCAGTTCCGCTCGATGATCGACTCCATGCGCCGGCTTTCTGGGAGGCGCTCGTCAGCGGCCGCCATGCGCTGATAGCCCGGTGCCGTCCTGATTGCGTACCAACGTGATCTGTTCATGCTTTTCCCTCGTTCTTCTTCGGCAATGACCGAGCATGGTGGTTTCGGCAGTAGCGGCCCGTCGTTTCCGCCGCACAGAACTGGTACGGGCCGCCGGTGTTCAGGGGCCAGCAGCATTCGCGCCCCGTCAGTTCGTGGAGAGGCTTTGCGTGTTTGAGCCGCTTAGCGTCGAAGGCCGTGGCCGGGATTTCCGGCTCCGGCTGAAGCTCCGGCGCCCGCTCGGCCGGCCGGCGTGTCCGCTCGCGCCTCGAAAGCGCCAGCTTCCGCTTCTGTCGCGGCGGGAAACGGTCACGGTTCCGATAGGCGATGCCGATGACGACGTTTCGCGAGACAACAAATCTGCTCGCGATCTGCGCGGCGGACAGGCCCTCGCTCCAAAGCTTGGCAGCAGCTTCGATGTCGACGGTACGGTGCTGGATCGTCATGCCGCAGCCCTCTTCTGACTTAGAGCGAGGACCACGGCCGCAAGCAGTGTCATCCAAAGCTTGCCGACGATCTGACCAGCGATGAAGTCGAGCGATCCGAACGCCACCCAGAGGAATACGGCGCTATCAACAGCAGCTCCGACAACGCCGCTGACGAGTACGGCAAGCGAAAGACGCTTTGCGCGCAGGGGAGCATAGACAGCAAGGTCCGCCAGTTCCGCCAGTACGAACGCAAGGACGGAGGCGAGGACCAAGGCTGGCGGCGCGAAGAGCCACGCAACGAACCCGCCCAGGCCAATTGCGACGATTGCTGCCTTAGCTCCCCCGGCTTCATGGACCATATCCCGAAGGACGAGCGCTAGCCCGACGAGCAGCACCCCGGACGGCGCATGAAGGCCAAAGCCGACCGGCAGGAGGCACGGACCCTTTGGGATGCACTCCGTGCCGACATTGCCGATCATCCAGTTTGCGGCTGGGATGGTAGCCGCAAAGGCTGCCGTGAGGAGGATGGTCTTAAGCTGCATCGAACATGTCCCTTTGCTCGGGGCGCGCCGACCATGTGATCGGGCACTGGATTGCGTCGATCCGCCGAGCCATGCGCTCGGGGCAAACGTACCTGTTGGTGTTCTTGAAGTTGCGGGCGACGTTGGTGCTGTCGCCTGATGAAAACGGGAAGATGTCTCCGGCGAGCCAGAGGCCCCGCAGCGCGTGCAGCCAGATCACTCCGATCAGGCCGCGCCGATCCAGTTCGTTGAAAACGGTATACATGAGCCGTTCCCATGCCGGACCCCCGACAGGTTCGTACTCTTCGGTCGACCCAAAGCAGACCTTAGAAAATCCGAGGTCGATCAGCCGGAAAAGATGGTCGATGCCCTCGTTTAGATGCCAGACGACAGCCGAGACGTTCTTGTGAAACGGCCACTGGCGAATGAGTTCAAGGTTCTGCTCGATGCTTCCGTTGATGACATCAGGCACGACAGCCCAATGAGGTTGGCCAAGTCGCGCTTCGAGCCACGCGTAGAGTTTGTTCCAATCGATGACGGCGCCCGATTTCCAGACTGAGAAAGCGCCGTTGTCCCACATCACCGATTGGCCGTGTGCCAGGCACCAGTCAGCATCACGCGCGTCAGCGAACGGGACGCAGAAGTGCTTGCCGGCCATCTTCATCAGCTCGGTGCGCGGGGTAAGCGGTGTGCCGTGATAGTGGATCACGCCGCGCGCTCCTCTTCTGCCGGCTCGGCCGCTTTGATGTCTGCCTTCACCTTGCCGCGATATGCCATCTGCTCGGCGGTGACCTGGCTGGCATCGGGAAGCGCCAGCATGCGGGCGAGCTCGTCAGCGCGCTCCGGCGATACCGGCGGCGGCTGGACGTTCAGCTTTGCTTGGATCCTGCTGCGGTTGACGCGGACGGCGATCGGCGACCAGACCTCGTCGATCGCCCACAGGTGGACGGAGCCGGCCGGCAACTCCCGAGACTTGGCTAGCTGGGCGAATTCCAGATGGTCTACACCTTCGGCAACCCTGACGAAGCCCTTCTCCGCCAACTCGATTGCGCGCTCACGATGGGTGACGCGCAGGTCCATGAGACCATGAGAGCTGGGCAGCGTTCGGCTGACCGAGTCCTCGATAGCTCTAAGCGTTTCCTGCTTGCGAATGCGGTCCTCGCGGATCAGACGGCATTCGGCATTGGCCATGGCCGCAAGCTCCGCCGGCAGGGGGATAAAAGCCTTGTTGATGTTTTCGTATTCGCCGCGCTTCAGCTTCACGTAGGCCCGGCGCAGTCCATGGACCGGCACGTTGCGAAGCGAGAGGCGGTATTCTTCGACCGGGTTTGCAGCAGTGATCGTTTCGGAGATGCGCATGCCGCCGCTCATGAGGCCTTCGATGCACTGGCCGATTTCGTCGGCGCCGGCCGGGGCAAGCTGCTCAGTGAGAGCGGAAATCTCCTGCTGCAAGGTCGACAGTTTGGCCGGCAAATTGTTCATCTGGTTCACCGTAGAGTTCTCGTTTCAGCCTTGCGTGGATGTCGTGATGGCGTTGCATAGAAGGGCTTTGCGGCCGGGGCGGCGATTGCGATTGCTGCAGCGGTCGGTCGTCGTATTTGCCTTCGAGGATCGAGACGAAGCTCTTCGGCTGGCAGAGGAAATCGAGGTCGGCGCGCCAGCCGCGGTCGTTTTCGCCACGGCAGAACCGGCTGCGGCCGATCCGCTCGATGGCATCGAGGACCGCCGGAAGGCCGTGTTCCTCGATCCGCAGCAGCAACGAGCGACGACGGGATGCCGTAACGGCCCTCGGCACGGAAAGGCCGGACTGGCGCGCCATTTCCGAAAACGCCGTGACGACCTGGTCGACCGCCGTGGGGGAAGAGCCCCCTTTAGGGGGCGAAGGGGGTATGGATGATTGGGGTTTAGGAGAAGGGGGTGTGGGGGAAGAACCTTCGGGGGAAGAAGGATCAGCACCAGCGTCTGAAACGTCTTGATCGTCTGATTCAAGACGGTTTTCAGACGCTTTCCGACGCTCGTAGTACCGTTTGTTGCGCGCTTGGCGAGGCGTTAACACCGTTGCGTTGGTGACGGCGCTCTCAGTTTCGAAGGCCTCGGCAGCGATGAGGGCCTGCTCTATCGTCAAACCGGCAGCAAGCATGCGTCGGATGGCGGCGGAAACACTCACAATCCGCACCCCGCTTCGCAGACCATAAGCAGATCGCCCTGGCCGCGCTCTTCGGCGGTCGACAAATCAACCTCGGAAAGAGGCTTTCCAGTTCGATGGATGAATAGCTCGCCCCTGATTTTGCCGTGCTTGTGCATGCCCCGGATCAGATCGTCGATAGCGACGGCGTCGGCGAAAGCTGCGGGATCGTTATCTCGGAGAAGCCGCCATTCGACGTCCGACCGGTATGGGCAGAACGTGCACGCACTTTTTGCCGGGACGGGATAGCCGTGCTTCACCAACCAAGCTTCGCAGTCCCGCCGGGACATTCTCTGCTCGAGAAGAGGATATCGGTTAGCCGACCAGTTTTCCCAAGATGCACCTGCACGGACCACCTCGTCAGTGCTGATACCGATCCAGACTTCAACTTGCGCATCGGGGATGCGGCGGCGAGGCTGATATCCGAGAAGCTCGCGCTGCTTCCTGCGGATCGGGTCAATCTTGTAATCCTGCGTGCACTGGCGGTTGACTTGACCGAGCCGGCCCTTGTTCGATTTCACGAAGAAAGGCGGACGGGCAGACATACCGTTCAGGCCTGCGGAGGCTTCCTCGATTTCCTTCTTCAGGCTCCCGGCGCTGACGATGTGAATAGGAAATGGCAAAACGTTGCCGGACTGAAGCCATTCGACTTGCTCATAGACGGCTGCCGGTTCAGCGCCGGTATCGGCAAAGATCGCGCAGTCCGGCATTGGCCCGATCTCTCCATGCGCCGCCATCAACGCAAGTGTGGTAGACTGAACACCAGCGCCCATGGATAAAACGCGCAACTTGGCAGTTTCCACCGGGCCCCAGGACCATCCGCCGCGCCGCACTCGTGGAGCCCTTTTCGGCTCCTGCGCGATCAGGTTGAACACTTCCGTCATCTCACCACCACGACTTTTCTATTTCGTCGTAGCCGGCGAAACGAACGGGCCTCCGGGGAGCGTTGAAAGCCGCCATCTGGCATATCCTTGGGCCTAGACGATCGCGGTTCATCTTCATGTTGATGAGGGTGTCCGCCTCGTGTTCCTTGATGTCCAAGGCCCCGGCGATCGCCATCGTGTCGGGCCCAAACTTGGCGTAGGCTTCCAGGAAGGTCATGCCACACCTCCCAGCTCGTGGAACAAACACAGCTCAGCATCGGTTGCGCGATCAAAGAGGAGGTCTGAATGCCTACCAAGCCGATCCCGAGACCCAATGACCCTGAATTCCCGCCAGACATGCCGCCGGATGTGCCGCCAGATCTGCCGGAGCCACCGATCGAAGAGCCAGAGCCCGACGTAGGCCCGGACGAGGTGCCTGGCGAGGAGGTCCCGCAGAGAATGGGCAACTAAGCTTGTCATGCAGCCTCGTCCTTCGGTTTCTGAGCGCTCTCGATGCGCCGGACGGCGATGTGTATTCGGGATTGAGTTCGATCAGGATGCTGCGTAGGCCGAGCTGCTCGGCGACGAGGCCGACCGTGCCGGAACCTCCAAACGGGTCGAAGACCAGACCAGAGGTTCGGTCGAAGGTCTCGCAGATGGGGCCGCAGCCGCTGGCCGCACCGCAGCAACCGCAAACGGTCTTGGGAGATCCGGCAGAGAGGCACCGCCGCGCCAATTCGCGCGGGAAAGTGGCGAAGTGCGCTTCGCGGCAGCCCTCAATGTTGAAGGTCCAGACGTTGCGGCCATTCCGCATGTCGGGGGTGGTATAGGTTTCGACCCAAGTGCCAGCACGGTTCTGGCCTGGAGTACTGCCCTTGGCGGGCTTGTACTGGCCATCCTTCCGGCGAGCGTGCGCATTGCCTGTCGTCGGCTCTTTCAGCGCCTCCGGGTCAAAGAAGTATTTCTCGCTCTTAGTAAGGAGCCAGACCTTCTCATGCACGGCGGCGGGTCGGTCGTCGACGGATTCGGGCTTTGGGTTCGTCTTGTTCCAGATGATCTCGGAACGGACCCACCAACCGTCATCCTGCAGAGCGATCGCAAGACGGTTCGGGATCATGCAGAGATCCTTGGGCTTCATGAACCCACCAGCGACTACACGACCGCCGCTCTCGAAGTGCGATTGGCGATCGCCAGACGAGAAAGCCCCACGCGCCTTCGAGTGCTTCGGATCATAGACCGGTCCGACCGTGGAGAACGGCTTGTCCCGAAAGGTTCGATCATCACTGCCGTCAGCCTTGTAGGCCTCTGCGCTCTTCCCGTTCGGGGTCGCCGCATAGCAGTCGCCATAGTTGACCCAGACGGTTCCGTGCGCTTTGAGAATGCGCCGGATCTCGCGGAAGACGCAGACCATGACGTCCAGGTGCTCGCCGAGTGTGCGCTCGAGGCCAATCTGCCCTTCGACGCCATAATCCCGCAGACCCCAGTACGGCGGGCTGGTGACGACACAGTCGACCGAACCGGATGGCATGCGGCGCATGGCCTCGATGCAGTCACCGACATAAATGGTGCAACGGCCATCGAGGATGGAGCGGGTTTCAACCGTCATGCCGCCTCCCCGTGCTTTTCGAGGGTAACCAGAGACTGCTTGCACCGGTCACGCAGTCGAGTGATCACCGCGAGTTTCTGCAGCTTCACGCCGTTGTCGGCCCGGTTCATGCTGCCCTTGATGCGGAAGATCTGAGCTTCGAGTTCGGCGATCTCTTCGCGGAGGAGTTCAGCTTCGGTCATTCTGCCGCCTCCCGAAATTCGGCGAGGTGGCTGCAGTTTGACGAGACCAGCGCACAGGCGACCGGCGGCGAGACAGAGTTGCCGACACAGGAGACCTGAACCGACTTCGAGAATTCGCGCCAGACTGGGCCGGCCCCGTCTGCTTGATAGTTCCAAGCACCATCAATGACGTAGTCGGACGGGAACCCCTGTGCATTGAAGAGTTCGCGCGGTGTCAGCATCCGCATCCCGATATCGACGATTACGAAGGTCTCGCCCGAGATCTCGACTGTCACGAACTCGCGATCGTCCCAGAATCCGTGCGCGCGCATGAAGCGAGCGACCTGGCGCGCACGATCGGCCTGCGCCTCGGTGAAAGGCGGCGCCGCAATGCCCGCTTCAACATGACTGAAGCGCGGCTTTGTCGTTATCGTATGGAAGGGCTCAGTTTCCGGCGTGTCCTGGTCGGAGCCGTAGTAGGCGGACAGGAACGGCGTTACGAGTTGCGACTTGCCTCCGCAGTTGTCCGCCATCACCGTCGCGGCCGGCTCGCTGGCGGCGTGCCCGGTTGATCTGCCAAACTGGCGAGCGACGAAGGCGCTGACGAGGCTCTGTTGGCTTCCCGATTGGGTGATGGTCGCCAACGGTTCATCCGCCGCACGGCCCGGACGAGCGGTCTCGCTACCATCGGGGCGCGGATCCCCATTGTGTTGGGCCATGAAAGCAACTATTGGGCTCTGCGTGCTGCCCCTGCCGACGATCGTCGACAGTGGTTCGCACGCATCATGGCCAGGCTCAAGATAGTTGTTTTGCGCAAGGAAGGCGACCGCAACGCAGCCATCCGCCTTGGCCGTGATCGTTCCGAAAGGCTCGTCGCCAGCACTTGGACGGCTTTGCCCTGCCCGGCCGCCACAACCCACCAGCGTCGGCACGATGACGGAATTCTGGTCCTTACGGCTGGCGGTCACCGTATGCGCCGGATCGTCGATCGGCCGCACCGAGCCGCCATGCTGCGCTGCCGTCAGAATGGGCGTGATAACCGCGTGTTTCACGCCGCCGGCTACAGCCGTGCCTAACGGATAATCGACGCTCATGGCGCGCGGCGTCTGCCCTGCCCGCTCGCCGTATCCCGTCTGGACGAGGAACGGCCGTTCCGCATCGAGCACGTAGCGCTTCATCCCACGCGCCACGCGCGCCAGCGTCGCCTCGGCTAGCGGCCGAACAGCGCGCAGTTTGTGCTTCTCCCAGATCTGCTCCGACGTGTCGAAAACCGACGGGCAAGGCAGAGACCAGTCAATGCATTCAGCTGCGGTGCGCCACGGCAGCTTCCTGCCGGAAATCACATCCGGGTCCTCAGGCTTACCGTGCGTGGGCTCAGGCCAGGCAATCGGCTTGCCGTCGAACCGGATGATCACGAACAGCCGCTTGCGGATCGTCGGAGCGCCATAGTCGCAGGCGCGCAGCTCGCGAAACTCGATCTTACCGCCGAGCCGCCGCAGCTTCTTGCACCATTTCTCGAAATTCTCGCCGCGGCGCTCTGGGTCCGGCATTAGCCCGCGATCGGTCGCGACCAGCGGACCGTAATCTTTGAACTCCTCGACATTTTCCATGATGACGACATCGACTCGCCCGCCGCTCTTTTGGATGCGCTCGATCCAGCCGGGAATGATCCAGCAAAGATCGCGGATCTTGCGCTCCACGGGCTTGCCGCCCTTAGCCTTGGAGAAGTGCTTGCAGTCCGGCGAGAACCAGGCGAGGCCGATGTGCTTGCCCTTGAGGTGGTCGAGAGGATCGACGCGATAGACGTTCTCAGAGAGGTGATGTGTCTCTGAATGGTTGGCCGCGTGCAGCGCCAGCGCATCAGGATTGTGGTTGATGGCGATGTCCGGCGAGCGGCCGAGGGCCATCTCGATGCCGGTCGAGGCTCCACCGCCGCCGGCGAAGCTATCGACGATAAGGGGCGCACCGACATAGGCGGATGCCATCAAAGCATCGGCGCTGGTCTCGCGGAAAAGGTCAGTCCTGAACATTGCGATCCCCCTCTTCTTCCCTCAGCTCAGGCGCGATTGCGAATGCCAAGCGCCGAGCGAACCGCAGCAACGATCGAGCGAACGAGATGCGCATCCTCGCCACCAAGGAGGGCTGTGGCCCTTGCGATTGCATCGTCATTCTTCCGCACCTCCTGCCGTGCCTGGTAGACAAGCCCGCTCACCGCTTCGACGCGGAACAGCTCTTCAGGCCTGATGGAAATTCGGGGATCGGCGTACCAAGCGTCTCTGGTGCGCGTATAAGACCAGCCTAGAGAACGGGCTGCCGTTGCGATGCGTGTCTGGACGCTGCCGACAGACGGAGGCGCTATCTCCCTCCGCAGTGCGTTCTGACAAAATGCGATCGTGGACATTTCTGATTTCTCCGACGACTTCTCGGACATTTCCGACAACTCCTGTGCGATCTCTTCTCGTGTTGATGGAGAAGCGCGATGCGCACAGGCATTACTTCCGATGGAGAGGACGGCGCCGCGCCAACGGCTGCCGGTCCTCCCGAGTCTTTCCGTTTCGCAGGACCACCGCCGCAACGTCCGGTCCTGCCGCCGGTGACGCGCCCTCGTCGTCACCGGCAATTTCGTTAGGAGACGCTGTTCAAGCCGTGGTCATGAGACTGGCGAACAAGCGGATCCGATTGAGAGTTGCTGGTCCCGGCCGGGAGGAGGATGACCGGGACCAGCGTTGAGCGCCTCGGGAGGAGGTGAAAGCGCTCAATCCTTTGCGCGATAGCCGTTCCTCCGGAACTCACGTTCAACGAAGCCAGGAACGATCAATGTCAGGGCTGCCATCCAGAGAACGGCGCCAGCGGATGCAATGAGGATGGACCAGGTCATGCAGCCCTCTTCTGATCTGAGCTTGGATTGGACGGAGCGGAGCGGCTCACCTGCAGTCGGGGCAGCTTCACGTAGCCTTCAACTGTTCTTTGAGCTGATGCGTCTTCTGATTTGGATGGCCGGAGGTATTCGCTCATGCGACTTCCTCCGCTTGCTCGCGCTCCTGCATCGCCGCCTTGCATCGTGCGCAGTGCTCTTCCGTGTAGGAACCGCAGCCAGCCCGATCGATGCAGTGGGGGCGACGAGTAGATGGCGGCTTGGCCGCGAAAAGAGGCGCCCGTTTTTCGTCCGGGCCAGACGCGCTTGCGACGGCGTTTATGTCGGCGCGCTCCGCGCTGCGGTCTACATCTTCGCCTCCTGCGTTGGCGCCGGCGTGAGGGGTCGCCGCCTCGCGGTCGGTCTCGCGCTCGTCGCTGGGGAACTCGGAACTGGTGGGGAGGCCGACCGAAGCCGCCTCCCCTTCTCGGCGGCCCTCACGATCCGCAAGCGTCCCGGCTCCACTCCCGGCAGGAGAGGCTTCGGCTTGCGGACCTGCCTCTGGGGATGCCTCATCGTTGGTCGAGGGCCTCTCTTGGATTTCTTCCGCCTCTTCGCGGGCGATCATGATGTCGACGGCGGCGATCAGTGCCGCGCGGCCGACTTCCGTCTGCACGCCGGTAGCAATCGTCTCGACGAGTTTGGCGCTGACATCCGCCTCGATGATCTCGCCCGTGGTCGGGTCAAATTGTTCAATGTTTTCTCGTACGCGGGCGGGCGCAGGCGCATGAGGGGATTTGCCCTCGTAGGCGCACAGGTACAAATCGAAGATGGCGCCCTGCTCCGCGACGGTGTCATGGCCCTTCTTCGCGACCTTGCGCAGATGAGCGACGACGTTGCCCATCGCGGTCTTGTCGAAGCCCATCGATTTTGCTTCCGCGTAGATGTCGCGGATGTCCTCGCCGATCGTGTCCTGCTCTTCCTTCAAGCGAAGGATGCGGTCGATGAAGGCTCTGATCTGGGCGTCGGACGTCATTGTGCGTTCTCCCGAGCTGGGAAGAACTCTTCGGCCTTGAGCGGTATCCTCTTCGACTTTGCATACGCCAGCAGCGCGGGTGCGTCTGTCTGGGGAATCAACCCGCCGGTACCACCCTTCTCTTTCGGGTACATCCAGCGGTACACCCGGGACACGTGCTTCCCGGTGACCTCGGCCACCTTTTCGATGCCGATTTTGCCGATAATGGATTTTGCAGGCTCGAGATGTTTTTCGCTCATGTCGCGAAATTTGCGATTATCGCGACAACTTGTCAACGGGGTCGCGATAACTAAGTTGCGATATTCGCGATGGAGTTTTTTGCGGAATCCGCGAAGATCGCCGCATGAGTGACCCACAATATGAACTGAAACAATGGCTTGCAGAAAAACTCGCGGCTCGCGGCGTGGCTTCGAAACTCGCCGAAGCTACGGGTATGTCCAACGACAAGATCACGCGGTCAAAAGAACTGCACAGCGACGATCCTAAGAAGCGCCGTCAGATATCTCTCCAAGAGATAGAGGCGATGGCGAGATTCTTTAGGGAATTGCCGCCTGGCTTCGAACAAATGACGCGTTGGTTAGAGGATCTGCCCCCCGCCCCCACGGCCAAGCCGATACCAAACGCCAGCTTCCCGCCGCGCTGGCAGCAATTCCCCGGCGATGCTTCGATTCCGCTTCGAGGGCACATTGCCGCCGGAGCCAACGGTCGGTTCATTATGAACGGTCAGGATATCGCCACGGTTTTTTGTCCGCCCGGCCTCGAGGGCGTTGAGGGCGCGTATGCCGTGCAGGTCGACGGCCGCTCCGGCGAGCCACGCTTCTTTCACGGCGAGACCGCGTGGGTGAACCCTCATCAGAAGGTCCGACAGGGCGACGATGTCGTAGTGCAGATCCTGGAAGACGATGAGATATCAAGCTACCTCAAGCGGTTCGTTTCCAGATCCGCCGATGTGCTTCGCCTCTACCAGTACAACCCCGGCAAAGGCGAAAGCCACGATCTGGAGTTTCCTACGGACAAAGTTTTCAGCGTCCACAAAGTTGTGTTTCATGCGATGCTTTGAAGCACTTCGTCGCAGCGCCATGTTGGCCGAACGGTCAAATTGCGGAATGCCGGCGGCATCTTTGGGCACTCGCTGCAGCGGATCTTTCGGCATAACTGCATGTAGTTGTGAACACCGAGTTCCGCGGCTTTCATTAGGTTATCGAGGCGGAGAATGCGGGAATGCCCGCAATCATCGCAAGCTACGTACACGCTCTCAAGTTCAACGACGAGCCGCAAGGCGTCGGGGTGATCTACGGGAGCGTTACGGGTCATTTCTGTCTCCTGCGATGTTCCGTCTTTGTTCTCATCAAACAGCAGGAATGCAGCCGGGAGTCGAGTCGGTTTTCAGAAATATTTAGCTTGCCACAACAGGTAGCGATGCGACTGGTGGCGAGCCCAAGCTATCCGCGGGGGCGATTAGATGGGCGAGCTTGTTGAAGGGGATGACGGACTCCCTGCTGAGGACGTCGGGCCATGGGCTATTGAAAAATACAACTACCTCTGTCGGTACGTTGATATCTCGCGCGGTGCTCGCGGTAAGTTCATAGGACCAGGCAAGGCCGGCGCCACTTACCTTGACCTTTTCTGTGGCCCAGGGCGAGCGAAGGTGAGGAACGGCGAATTCACCGACGGCGGCTGTGTTGCTGCCTGGCGCAAGAGCGTTGCTGGCGGGGCCCCGTTTTCTCAGGTCTTCATTGCCGACATTGACGAGGTCCGCTTGAATGCCGCGGCGGAACGCCTGAAGCAGGCCGGCGCACCGGTCACAGCCTTTCACGGGCCGGCCCTGCAGACGGTTGAAAGTATTCTCAAGCGACTAGATCCGTATGGGCTTCACTTCGCGTTCCTCGACCCGTTTAGCCTCGGGGTCCTCGACTTCCGGATTTTCCAGAAGCTGGCGAAAAGGAAGCGCATGGATATCCTTGTGCATCTCAGCAAAATGGACCTTCAGCGCAATCTTGGGCGTAACTTGGCAGCCGACGTTTCAGCCTTCGATGCATTCGCTCCCGGTTGGAAGGACGCGATCGACGCCGCCCAAGGCCAGCAAGGCATTAGAGTTGAACTGATCAACTACTGGAAGACCCTCGTCAAGAATCTCGGGATCGCGGCATCGGCGGAGATGAAGCTTCTGAAGGGTGAAAAAGACCAGCACCTGTATTGGCTATTGCTGGTTGCCAGTCACACCCTTGCGCATCGGATTTGGAACACCGCAGCAAACGACGATGGTCAACGGCGCCTATTCTAAGCGGTCGCGGGCATCGCGTCCCAGGTGCGTCCGCGATAGGAACGCCCCGTCGCTTTCTTGTTCCTGCCGCCCCATTGCTTGAAGAAGAAGGCAGAGCCCGCCTCCGAGCACATTTCGAAAATCTCGTCGATCCATACCGGATCCATGGGCCGCGCCTTCGGGCCAGATTCGCCGCCGACAATAGCCCAGTCGATGCCATCCAGTCGGCCCGCGGCAACGGAGCCGATGAGCGGTTCAAACGAGACGAAGCGAATTGCGGCAGGCACTCGGCGAAGCTCGTCGAGGCGATCAATCACACGCCCGTCTTCTACGCTGGAGCCAAGCCAGACATTCGGCAGAACATCGAAACCGTCGCGCAGGATATACGCCATGCGATCCGGCCGCTTGGTGAGGATCTGGTATGTGTGGCGCCGCGTATCAGCCATTGCCCGCCACACTTTTCGGATGAACTCCACCGGCACGTCTGGGTGAAATAGGTCGGACATCGAGTTGACGAATACATTCCGTGGCTTTGACCAGGTCGATGGCACAGAAAGCGCGCTCTCGTCGAGATAGAGGTCGCCCGTCCATTTCGCTCGACCGCCGCTCTTGCGTGTCAGGCCTCGGTACTTCTCGAGCCCCATGGCTTCAAGGCGCGCCGCCATACGCATCGCGTAGCAGTTGGTGCACCCCGCACTCATTATCGAGCAGCCGGCTACGGGATTCCACGTTGCATCAGTCCATTCGATCGATGTTTCAGCCATAGGACGCTCCCCGACCTTCAGAGATAAGCGATAGTTGCGATTTGGTTAAAGATCGGTTGCGCGCCGCCAGTCTCTCTCAGGCCGATCTTGAGGCCGAAATCTACCACGCGAAGAATCTGCGGGCCAAGTCAATTTTGCGAAATAGCGATAATCGCAAATTTCTCAGTTGACTTATTTTGCGATAGTCGCGAATATCTTCGTCAGCGAGACGCCGTGGACACACGACCGCGCCGGGAGATGAAACGATGGGCACGATGGTTACCCGATACAGGATTGAAGATGAGGTCGGCCGCGTCCTGACCAACGAATATTTCTTCTCCTACGAAGTCGACGACGCTCTGCAGTTCCGTCGCGAAGACGAGGCTCTCGAAGAAGCCGCCGCATTCCCCGGGACGACCGTCGAGCGCTTCGAACGCTATTCGACCTTCTCCGATTTCTTCCTCTCCGAAGCCGTCTCGGTCGAAAGGAGCGCAGCATGATCACGACAACGCAGCTCCGCGACTTCGCGTTCTTCCTCTCGAACACCAGCAGGTGGGAGCTTGAAAAGGCGGGGATTATTTCACCCGGCCCGAGCGGCGACACTGCCTGGAAGCGCTTCAACAACGACTTCGACGTGTTCGTGATCAAGCTCTCCGCCGAGAAGCTGACGGCCATGACGGACATGATCGCCGGCTACCTGCAGGTGAGCGAATACTCCCGCGAGCAGGCGGCAGCGGCTGCACGGAACGTCGCGTGATGAGCCGCCCCGTCTCCCACGCCTGCGACCCTGCGCAGCGCTATTGCGAATGCGGCCGCTGCGCCCTCCCGCCAGCGCGCAACATCGATCTGGACGCGGTCGCCAACCTGAACCGCGCCACCACCGCAACCGCCATGTGCCTGATCCTGATCGCCCTCCTCCTCGGCATTTTCGCCGCGGGCCTTTGGCGGACGGAACAGGTGCACAAAGCAATCGTCGCCGAAAGGAATGTCTGATGGCCATGCCCGACCTTGACTACAACCTTCATCGCCAGACCGAGGCGGCAAAGTCGCTTCTGTCCAGCCTTCGCGACCAAGGCGTTGACGATGACGCCGAACTGGTCGCTGACGCGATCGAGGGCGAAACCAACCTCCTCGAGGCTATCGAAGCTGCCGTCGCCCAGATCGACGAGTGCGACGTCCTCATCACCGGCTTGAAAGCCAAGGAAGAGGAATTCGAGACCCGCCGCAAGTCGATCGAGCGACGCGCCGAGCGCGTTCGGGCTCTGATCGAACAGGCGATGCTCGCCACCGATCAAACCTCGCTAAAGCTGCCTACAGCCACCCTGTCGCTCACGAAGCGCGCGCCCGGCCTGATCGTCAACAGCGAAGCGGATATCCCTTCCCGGTTCTTCGTCGAGCAGGAGCGCCCCGCGCCGAAGCTGGACAAGAAGGCCTTAGCCGCCGCGATCAAAGCCGGCGAGCAAGTGCCCGGCGCCAACCTCGACAACGGCAGCATCTCTCTTTCCGTCCGGAGGAAGTAATCCATGAGCGCCATCACGAAATTCGACCTGTCGCCGCGCCAGATCGCGCTGGTTCAGCAGACCGTCGCCAAAGACTGCAACGCCGAAGAGTTCAACCTCTTCATGGAGGTTGCCCGGGCAAAGGGCCTCGATCCGTTCCTCGGCCAGATCATTCCGATGGTCTTCTCCAAGAACAACGCCAACAAGCGGAAGATGACGATCATCATCAGCCGCGACGGCCAGCGCGTCATTGCGCAGCGCTGCGGTGACTACCGGCCGGCGAGCAAGCCAGCCACGTATGAGCTCGACGCCTCGCTCAAGAGCCCGCTCAACCCCCAGGGCATCGTATCCGCCACCGTCTATCTCTGGAAGCAGGACCCAAAGTCTGGCGAATGGTACGAGGTCGCCGGCCAGTCGTATTGGGAGGAGTTCGCCCCGATCAAAGATGAATGGGCGGAGAACGAAAAGACCGGCAAAAACTACAGGACCGGCAAGCAGACGCTGGATGACTCCGGCAACTGGTGCCGGATGCCCCGCCTCATGATCGCCAAGTGCGCCGAGATGCAGGCGTTGCGCGCCGGCTGGCCGGAGCAGTTCACCGGTCTCTATGACGAAGCGGAAATGGATCGGGCGAAGATCATCGACTTGACCGCGTCCGAGATTGTCGAGCACGAGCGCGAGGAAAACCGCCTCAAAGCCGTCGGCGCCTCCAATTCCATCACGATCACCTGGGGCGACAATTGGGCGCTTGAAAATGTGCCCGTCGGCGAATTCTTCGACCGGGCTTGCGAGTTCATCGAAAAGGAGCCGCCGGCAAAAGTAGCGAAATGGCGGGACGCCAACCGCGAGCCGCTGAAAATGTTCTGGTCGAAGCATCCGGGCGATGCGCTCGAACTGAAGAGGCGGCTTGAAGCCGCAATTGCGCGGCCGGCGGCAAAAGGCCCGTCTGATGCCGAGCTCCGCAGCCATCCGCTGATGGCGGGCTGACATGAGCGGCCCGGTCCTCTTGCAGTGGAACGGCGAGGCCTTCCAGCCGGCGAACCGGCATTGGGCCCGCGAATGCGACAAGCGTTACGTGGTCGGCGAGTTCTATACCCTCGCCGAGCACAACGACCGGAGCATGAATTCTCACCGGCACTTTTTCGCCGCCGTGAACGATGCCTGGCGCAATCTGCCGGAACAGTATTCCGGCCTGCCCTTCGCCGAGTCCGCCGAGCACCTCAGGGCCTATGCGCTGATCCGGACCGGCTACTGCGATGCTCATACGATCGTCTGCAGCACGAAGGCCGAGGCGATGCGCCTCGCCGCTTTCATCCGTCCGATCGACGCCTTCTCTGTCGTCAACGTGAAGGAGGCGACCGTCACGCGATACGTCGCCAAGAGCCAATCCATGAAGGCCATGGGCAAGCAGGACTTTCAGGAGAGCAAGACGGCCGTTCTCGACTTCCTCGACGATCTAATCGGAGTCGAGCGCGGCACCACGCAACGAAACGCGGGAGCCGCAGCATGAGCGTCTCAGACTTGATCCTTGGTCACCTTCGGCGGGACCCGGCCAGTGTGATGAACGGGGTTGTCCTTGCCAGCACCTTCCGTCGGGTTCTCTCGCTTTTCGGACTGGCCGCTTCGCGCCGGCGGCACATCGGCGCCCTCGCTACCAGACTCGTCCGCCTGGTCTGGCAATGGCACCGGTTCGAAGTCCATATCCGGAGGCGTCGTCGTCTGCCGGTTCTTGTGGTCTTTGGGATCGATCATGGTCGGAGTCCTTTCGCATCGCGGTTTCAACCAACCGCGTTCAGTAAGGTTCCACTCAACGGGGGGACCGCGTGATGGCCTACCGCATCGCCAACTCCGTTCGTCCCGATCCGACACCAAAGCGGAAGCCGACGAAGAACAAAGATTACCTCGCGTTCATCCACGAGCTGCCGTGCTGCGTATCAGGCCGCTACGGCGTCGAGGCTGCGCACCTGTCTTGCGCGGCCCCCCGATTTGGTCATTACGGTCGTGGCAAAGGCAGCAAGGTTTCCGACCGCTGGGTTCTGCCTCTTCATCCGGACGAGCACCGCCGCCAGCACGGCATGAGCGAAGAGCGGTTCTGGCGCGCCGCCCGCATCAACCCGCATGTTCTCGCCCTTACCATTCACGGTCTCTGGTCGGACATGGGCGAGGATGCGACGCCATTCGCAACTGCTATTATCAATCAGACGTTGGCCGACGCCGGCGCGCTCCGGTCGAGGGACGAGGTATGAGCACCGACACGCTCGACATGTTCGCAATCGAGACGAAGTCGTCGGCTATCATTTCCGAATGCGGAGCCTACCGTTACCGCCTTGAGCGGCAATGGGACGGCGAAAAGCCAAACGTCGCCTTCCTTATGCTGAACCCATCCACGGCTGATGCCAGCCGAGATGATCCGACGATCCGCCGGTGCATCGGCTTCGCGAGATATTGGGGCTTCGGCGGCTTGATCGTTGGCAACCTCTTTGCCCTTCGCTCCACCGCCCCGAAGGCCCTGTATGACCATCCCGACCCGATCGGGCCCGACAACGATCAGCACATTCTTGCGATTGCAAAGAGCGCCCGTAAGATCGTTTGCGCGTGGGGGACACACGGAGCTCTTCATGACCGCGGTCGTCAGGTCGCCGAACGGCTCGAATTCTTCGACCTCGTCGCGCTGAAAGTCACAGCAGACGGCCAGCCAGGTCATCCGCTGTACCTCGCTGCCGATATCCAACCTAAATCGTATTTTGCGCCATGACAGTTATACCAGACCTCACCAACGCCACCCCCGCCACGCGCGAATACTACGCTCTTCCCGAGGAGATCCGCACGGCAGCAAAGGCTATAGCCGGTCCGCCTCGGCCGATGACCCATATCGAAGTCCTGTTGGCGATCGGGACGGCGATCGCAAATGAGCGGGAAGCGGCGAAGAGAGGCGAAAGATGAGAGAGCGTCGCCAATCCGTCGTTCCCCCAGGCAGTTGGCCCCCCCGCATGTCCGCCGACATGGCTGCCGGGTATTGCGGGGAAAAGCATGTCGAAGATTTCCTCGAGCGCGTCGGAACGATCTATCCGAACCCGCGCATCGTTGACAGCACGCGACGGAAGTTCTGGTATCGTGAGGATCTGGACCGGGCGATGAACCTCGGCACATCGACGATGTCCTCAGGATTGGGAGCGAAGTTCCGTGAAAAGATCAGGGAAAAGCGGAACGGTGGAACTGCCTAA